CAGTATATTCAAGCTCACTTTGCCCACAGGTTCTATACTTCACAGGAGTAGAGCCATAAAATTAAAAGTAAAACATAAAAATAAGATATTTATACTATATAGAATAAAACAAACATGGGATATTTAGATAATTCAATCGTAACAGTCGATGCTATATTGACTAAAAAAGGAAGAGAGCTTTTAGCTAGAGGAGATGGCTCCTTCAGTATTACACAATTTGCCTTAGGGGATGATGAAATAGACTATACACTATATAATCCTTTACATCCTTTAGGTTCTGCTTATTACGGGCAGGCTATAGAAAACCTTCCTCTACTTGAAGCTTTTCCAGACGAAACCCAGATAATGAAATATAAGATTACAACTCTCCCAAGAGGAACAGCTAAGCTTCCTATATTAGATTTAGGATATACAGCAATAAGATTAAAGCAAGGAGCATCTTTAGCTATCACTCCACAAACTTTAAATTATTTAGGATCTTCTCAAACTTTCGAAGCAGGAGGATATGTAGCTACTATCGCTGACGCTAGAACAATGCAAACATATAACGGAGTAGGAGTAAACACACCAGCAGCAGAACAATTAAATTCAACAACAACCTTAGGTACAAATGTATCTAAAACAGTTATTGGAACCTCAATTAACCTAGCTGCAACTACAGTTAACACTCTCTTTGGAACCGATAGAACTACTCTTCAAACAACCATTACAGTAATAGGAAGAGACTCAGGAGCAAGAGTTACCATTCCAATCACAATCGTAAAAGTAAACAACTAATAAGATATGTCATTTAAAAGATTAGACCAAGAAGATATTTCAATAAGTGCAGATTCAATTGTAGCACCCCTGTGGTCGACAAATGCTATCGAACTTACCACCTTTTTTACTTCTTCTGCCCAAATAGCTAGTAACACAGGAAATTACTACTATTCAATATACGATCAAGATATTAATACAGTACAGTTCAACAGTACTGCAAGAAGTCAAATGGCTGTAGGGTATGGAGATAGGTTAGGAAGAGGAGAAGCACCCTATAATACTAACGTACCAGGAGTTTCTCCCACCACTACTCTATACGGACAATACAGAAACCTTGTATTTGGAGACGAAGATTCAGCTTTTACTTTCGGAACAACAACATCAGACTCATTCTACTTCATTAACATTAATAGAAGTAGGTATAAAGAAAAACTTTTCCCCGGTACATTTGAACTCATACTAGCTAGCGGTTCAAATATACTTCACTTAACAGATAACAGCAACGATACTACAACCATATCTTATGTAGATGCAGGCCGAGTCTACGAAATTATAAGCGGCTCAGCAGGAAGCGCCTATAATGTAGACGAAGGAGGAGATGGATATTCAGCCGCTAATGGAAGTTACGGAAAATTTCTACCAGACGTAGGGGTAATTATTTTAAATAGATTAGCTATAGAAGCAGAAAATATAATAAGTACTGTAAATGTAGATGGAGTAACAGGTACTGTAAACAATCCAGCTAAAATTTATAACTCAATTAAACAAGGAGAATCTTTTAGTCTACAGTCTGAAGAAACGATTAGTTCTAATTACGTATTTGTTCGAGTAAGAAATAGTGAATTTAACTATTCTACTAATCCCTCTAATATTACCGGTTCAGGAGAAATTACTCATGATGTAATGATTAATTCACCACAGGCTTATATTACAACAGTTGGACTGTATAATGATAATAATGACCTAGTAGCAGTAGCAAAATTATCAAGACCGTTACTTAAAGATTTTACAAAAGAAGCTTTAATTAGAATCAAACTTGACTATTAATGAATGAGCGCTTACAAAAAACTAAATCAACAAGATGCTTTTATTACGACGTATACCGCTCGCAAATCATGGATTGCTAGCGGAAGCCAGTACGGAGATTTAGGAATACTTAACATAGTTGGTTTATCTGGCTCTCGTCCGTACTACTCTGAACTTCAAGATATAGTTTACGGTGGAGGTGTAAACAGTATAGTAACATCCTCCTTCAACAGAAGGTTAACATTCCATAGCACCCACCACCTCTACTACAGCCTATTTAATAACTCAGAAATACTCACAAGCAGCTCCTATGAAAACTACCTTCAATCCTCATACAACATAAGTGGATCAAGATATTTGAATGAAAGAATTGCAGTACTTTCTCTACCCAAAGAGATGTACGGTACTCACATTGAACCAGGATCTGTATCAATAAGACCTGATCTCCTACCAGGGACAGGAAGCAACTATATTCTAAATAATTACGTAACAGACGCTGAAACTGATCCAAACGGAACCTCATCTGACCCGGAAGATAACTTATATATAGAAAACATATACGACTCTATTTTATCCACCTTAGGAGTAATAGTAGATGATGGAGAAGGTAACCTCTACCTACAATATAATGAAAACGAATTTGACTATATTGAAAACGAATCAGAGTACGTAATAGAAACAGAACCAATACCAGGACAGTACCTAGATCAAGAACCTGTACAAAACTTCCGAAACAGGGTAGTAGGAAATGTAATATACTCTCACGGTCAAATAATAATCACCGATGATGAAATTGCAATGTACTACAACTATTACGTTAACGCAATTATAAGCTGGAAATCAAATCAACCTATTTATACTCACAACTACCACTGTAAGATTAAAACTGCAGAATTTAACCATACATTAAACAAAACAGCTTTAGATACTACAACAGGTGAGAAAAAAGCAAATATATCAGGTTCATACTTCCAACCGTATATAACTACTGTCGGGCTTTACAATGATGTACACGAACTAGTAGCTGTAGCAAAGATGGGACAACCCTTACCTACATCAGCAGATACAGATATGTCAATTATTGTAAAGTTAGATATGAACTTTGGAGTAAATAGATTTAAACAATTAGAAGACTATACCTAATAAAGATATAAAAAATGAGTATTATTTTAAGAACACTTAAAGGATCAGCATTAACGTATGAAGAAATGGACAGAAACATGTCCCAACTCTTCTATTCAAGCTCTATTCACAATAGCGGATCAGAACTCAGACTTCACTATACCGGAAGTGATTCCTTAGATACAGGAACAGAAGATTACGGACCTGACCGGTATCAATCAGTGAGTATTAACGGAGGAACAACCACTACAGTTATATCAGGAAGCAATCCTGACGGACCTAACGGAGCTATTCAATATAATAATAACGGAGTCTTCGGAGGAAGCTCTAGGCTGTATTACGATAATACTCGTTTCCGTGTAGGTATAGGAACAGACTTAGTGAACGACAGACTTCATATAGTTAGTGATATTAATAACACAGCAACGATAAGACTTGCAACATCAGGAGTAAGTACTCCAACCAACAAAGCTCAAATAGTATTCTATAATGGGACAACTAGACTTGGACAGATAGGAAAAACCGATACAACCGATACCCAAGGAAGTAACATATACCTAGAGGCTGTAAATAAGCTCAATTTACAAATTAATAGTAACACTATTTCAACACTTACCTCAATAGGTTTAGGTATATTTGATAGTAACACAAATAGACAACTATCCGTTCTAGGAGCTGAAGGAATAGGTGTTCAGAAAACAGGAGATAGGGGTACACAGTCTATTATAAGACCTATTCCATCTACAGTTTACCAAAGTAATGTACTAGGCAGTAATATTAACGAATATGGAGTAATGCTCTCTGGCCCTCTTACAAGCACAAACTCTAAAGGAGGACACGTAGTAATTAGCTTATCAGAATACAGTAGCAGAACCCCAACCACAGGGGAGAATTCTTTTTCAATTATATCATCTACTGACGAAACCTACGCTAGTGCAACTTCTATTGCAACATTTAAATCAAACCAAAGAGTCGGTATTGCAACAAATGCCCCTTCCGTAACCTTAGATGTTAACGGACAGATGAGAGGAAAGTATACCATAAACCCTGTAGACACACAAGACCTGGGTATTGCCACAAGCAAAATTGTAAAAGCTCCAATCACTGGAGATATTACATTTACTTCAGGAGAAATAATATCAGGGATAGAGGCAACAGTGATTATAGAACCTAACATATTATCTACAAATACGGTATCATTTGATACTAATTTTAAAGTACAAGGAAACTTAACAGTGGCAAAAAGTAAAACATATACAATTAGTTTTGTATCTGATGGAAACTACTGGTATGAAACTAGTAGAACAACTTATCTAGGTTAGAAAAGTAATTAATATAAAGATATTTATAATAAAGACATAACATGGCAATCCCGGGAATTACATATAGGTTAGAATTAGGTACCTCTCTTTCACATCAACAGATGGATGATAACTTCCGCTCTGTATTTTATTCAAGTTCGATTCATGATGATGGAGCTACACTAAGACTCCATTTCGATACAACTGCAGGGGACTTCTACACTATACCTATTGGTGCTGGATCAACAGGCTCAGTTTCTATAACAAATAATGTAAGCGGGTACATGCTGACTGCTACTGGATTAAGTGGGTCTCTACAGGGGGAGCCTAATTTTAATTTTGACGGGACAGTTCTTAGACTATCAGGGAGTTTATACTTAGATGATACGAATGAAAATATACTTATAGGAGAACAGGCTGGAGGAAATATTTCAGGAGCTAATAAAAACATATTAATAGGATACCAATCAGGAGAAAATTTAATAGGAGTAGATAACATAGCAATTGGATACCAATCCCTAGATAACGCAACCGATGCATCTGGATCTACAGTAATAGGTTATGGAGCGTTAGGTGGTGCAGCCAGCGGTAATAACAATATTGCAATCGGGAAAGAAGCTGGGATTACCCTCACCTCTGGAGATGATAATATATACATTGGATACCAGGCAGGTCCTGAAATAAATACAGCTCAATCAAATAAACTTTACATTCATAATACAGGATCGGACACACCGTTAATGTACGGGGATTTTGGAACAGGTCAGATTACCTTTAGCAGTCAGGTATCAGCCTCTATCTTTTCAGGTTCATTTCATGGAGATGGAACTAACTTAACAGGACTAACCGTAACACAAGAATGGGATGGATCTAGAGATGGTGATGCATCTATTACAGGATCCCTTATTATAAGTGGATCGGATATTAATATAGATTTTACAAACGTAACAGCTATATCAGGATCTATATTTAGTGGCTCTTTTGTAGGAGATGGCTCTGGTTTAACCGGAGTATCTGCAGACACATTCCCATATACAGGCTCAGCTGGCATTACAGGAAGCCTTACTCTAGTAGGTCCAATAATAGTATCAGGATCTTCTACAGTAACCGGATCACTTACAGTATATGGAGAATCTGACCTTAATGGAAGAGTAACCGTAGATACAAATATAAGTATTTTTAATAAAGCTACATCTACCCTTTCACTAGGTTATCAGAATTATAGTAGTTCTATAGGGACCCCAACAGATAGTATAGCTATAGGATACTGCGCAGCAGCAAATACCCCTACAGTATCGTACAGACATATTGCAATAGGTTCCTGTGCAGGAAAATGTATAGGAGGAGACACTACAGCAGTAGGGTTCAAAGCAGCACAAACCCATACTGGAAATGCTAACACTGTAATAGGATCTTGCGCTATGGCATCAGCTATAGGAGATGGATCTGGAAATACTGGTATTGGGTTTAGTACACTCTGTGTATTAACAACAGGTACTGGGAACACTAGTTTGGGTTATGATTCTTTGAAAAGCGTAGCAGGAAACGGATACAATACAGGAGTAGGTTATCGCACACTTACTAACCTTTTCAATGTAAGTACAGTTGGTGGTAACTTTAATACTGCAATAGGAACTTGTGCAGGACTCAATCTTAAAAGCGGACAAAGCAATATATACATAGGTAATACAGCAGGCCCATCAACGCCAAACACAACTGAAAACAACCGACTTTATATAGCATCCGGATCAGGTAATCCTCTAATCGGTGGTGACTTCTCTATAAATACCGTAACTATAAGCGGTTCGTTATTAGTAAGTCAGTCAGTAGTAGCTACATCTTATTACGGGGATGGATCTAACTTAACAGGGGTTGAATGGGATGGAACTCATAATGGAAATGCAAACATTACCGGCTCCTTTATAGTATCAGGTTCTAATAATATAGTTGACTTTACAAAAGTAGCCTCTATATCAGGCTCTATATTTTCAGGATCTTTTGTAGGAGACGGAACAGGGCTAACAGGAATAACCTCAGAATGGGATGGATCTAGAGATGGTGATGCATCTATTACAGGATCCTTGATAGTATCGGGAGCATTAGATGTTTCTAATACAATTACAGTAAGTTCAACAGGATTTCCAGGAGCTCCAGGAGTAGAATTAATTCACTTTCATTCAAGCTCCTTATCAGGAACTCACAATATAAAACAATTTTCAATATCAGGTACCGGGTATACAGGATTTAAAGCAGATTATTCTTTAACTAATACCGGTGAAGATGAAAAGAAAATTGGAACTCTATTAGGAGCTTGGGATCAATCAGGAGGAACTACAATTAACGATTCTCATACCGAAACAACCGATGGTATTAACCTCACATCATTTAATATCACTTCTGATGGTTCAACTGCAACCTTGCAGTTAGACGCTGCCAGCGGTACTTACGAAGTAAATATGTTAATCACAGCATTTAAACGACAAGTATAAATAAATCAAAACATGGCTAATCAACACGTATTAAATAACTCCTTAATAATCACTGGTAGTGTATCAGCATCAGCTGGTTTTTATGGAGATGGAACAGGTCTAACAGGTATAACAGCAGTAGCTGAGTGGGATGGATCTAGAAACGGTGATGCATCTATTACGGGCTCTTTAATTATAAGCGGGTCAAGCGTTAATGTTGATTTTATAAATACTACAGGAGTTAGCGGTTCATTTAGTGGATCATTTTCAGGTGATGGTTCAGAACTTACTAATCTTTCTTTCTCTTTACCACCTAATATAGTATCAGGATCAGGACAAATTTCATATACAGGAATTACCGATATTCCTGCTAATATCGTTTCTTCCTCAGCACAGTTTATAACTCTAACAAACCCTTTCACAGGATCTTTCACAGGATCTTTTGTAGGAGACGGATCAGGGTTAACAAGTCTTACTTTACCATCTAACCTAGTATCAGGATCAGGACAAATTTCATATACAGGAATTACAAATATTCCTGCCAATATTATTTCATCTTCAGCACAGTTTATATCCCTAGCAAACCCATTTACAGGATCTTTCACAGGATCTTTTACAGGAGACGGATCAGGGTTAACAGGAGTAACAGCAACAGCAACAGGAGAGATTTTTCAAACAGGTTCAAACACAGGTGCTATTAAACCAAATAATCTTAATTTTAATTCTATATCATCAGGACAGTATTCAACAGTTATAGGGGGAAATAATGCAACTGCTTCAGCAGATTATGCAACAGTATTAGGAGGATCATGTAATAAAGCTACACAAACCTATGCTCTCGCCGGCGGACAGCGAAGCACAGCTACAGGAGTAGGAGCTATAGCTCTCGGCATATGTAATACCACATCAGGGGATAACTCAGTTACTATTGGAGGATCAGGGGGCACGACATTAGGGAATTGCTCAATCTTACTCGGGGGAAAAGGAAGCATAGTATCTGGAAGCACAGCAGCTATTATTGGAGGAGGAGAGAATATAATAACAGCAACAGGAATAAGCTCAGCTATTATTGGAGGAGAAAGTAACATAATATCTGGAAGAGATAGCGCAATAGTGGGGGGTATTAGTAATTATACAGCACACACAGGATCAGTAGTACTAGGAGGAACTAATATAAGCTCAAGTAGAGACTACCAAGCAGTTGTTCAAAGCTTAACAGTAACAGGAAATACAGGAGACATCACTGGAAATTACACAGGTATTATACAGCTTGTAAATAGAGATTCAACTCCTTCCGGTTCTGAAGCTGGAATGCTAATGGTATCCGGATCTGATAGTGCTCCTAACTTGTATTTCTATACAGACGGAGGTTGGGTTAAGATTAATCCATAGTATATAGTAGTTTACTATCTATATTTTTACTATCTTTCTGATTCAATGAACTTATGACAGTAGTATTTCACATAGATGGAGGATTAGGTAAGCATATACTAGCAACAGCTATTTTAAAAGTAATTAGGAAAGCACATCCTAAAGATATAATACATGTAGTATGCAACTACCCAGATGTATTTAAACACAACCCAGCAGTAGACTACGTTCATCAAAACGGAGAACATGGACCTTTCTATAAAACATATATCTACAACAGAGAAGCAGATTGTAAGCTATATTTTACAGATCCTTACACACATACGGATTTTATCTTAGAACAAGATCATTTATTAAATATATGGTGCAAGCAGTGGGAGTTAAAATATAATGGAGAAGCTCCTCAAATATACCTTACACAAGCAGAAATAGATTACTTTAGACCTTTCTATAAAACAGAAAAACCAATACTAGCAATCCAACCAAACGGAGGTCCAGTAGGTCAAGAATATAATTACTCTTGGACAAGAGATATACCAGAATCAACTGTATTGAGAGTTATAGAGGAGTTTAAAGATGATTACTCGATAGTACATATAAAAAGAAAAGATCAAAAAATATACCCAAACACTTTACAGGCACTAGACGGATTTAGAAGCATAGCAATCCTTCTCCAACTTGCAGAAAAAAGGCTTCTTATTGATTCTTTCTCCCAACACTTAGCAGCATCCTTTGCTCTACCATCAACAGTTTGCTGGATCACCACTAAACCAGAAATATACGGATATACTTTACATAAAAATATTAAAGCAAATCAATTTACACTACAGGTTGATTTTCAAAAAAACTTATATCAACCATTTGCACTATCTCAAGATATCTCCTCATGCGCGTATTTCAAACAAGAAGATGTCTTTGACGATGATCAAATTATAAAATCACTAAAATCATGACAGAAAAATTATGGATATACCAAGGAAATCCTGTAACTAACATAGAAAGTATACCAGAAGATACTTACGGGTTTATTTACGAAGTAACTCACATACCGACAGGGAAAAAGTACATAGGTAAAAAAGTACTTTATTTTGAAAGAAGTAAGAGGTTAGGTAAAAAAGAGTTAGAAACTCTCAAAGAGGAGAGAAAAAGCAAAGGAGTAGGGGGGAGAACACCTTTAAAAAAGAAAGTAATAACAGAGTCGGATTGGAAAACTTATCACGGATCTCAAAAAGAAATCTTAGAATTAGTAAAAGAAGGTAAAAAAGAAGACTTTAAAAGAGAAATATTAAAATACGTTCAAGATAAGAAAAGATTGACATACTTCGAATGTAAGTACCTGTTTACAAAAGAGGTATTAGAAAATAGAGACAACTACATCAATGATAACATCCTAGGTAAATTTTATAGAAAAGATTTTTTTGAGTAAAAAGACTGGTTAAATTAGAGAAATATAAAAAAGCTAATATTTATTAAAGTATTATAGGTCCTCAAGGGAAGTGGGCACCGCACATTCGGTGTATCCAACCATAATTTAAATAAATATGAACTACATGGAACACTGCAGAGCGCTCTGCTCTGGAAGACAATCTCTTAGAAGACACAGAAATGATTCTACATATTATGAGAGTCATCACATTATCCCAAAAAGTCTAGGAGGCTCCGACGACACCTTCAATCTCGTTTTACTTACAGCTAAACATAAACAAGCCATTAGACGAGCTAGATTAGCTGCCCCACCTAGAAGTGAAGAATCTAGAGAAAAAATGAGAAAATCAGCATTAAACAGAGGTGATAACTTTACAGGCAATCACTTACGGGCAAAATGCCCCCACTGTTTAGAAGAAGGGCAAAAAAATGCTATGTTAAGATGGCACTTTAATAACTGTAAAGTAAGAAAGGAGGTAGCAAATGCCTAATTGGCGTAAAGTTATAACCAGCGGATCTGACGCTGTGTTAAATTCTCTCCGTATAACAGATTATATTGAACTAACAGGTTCAATCAATATAACAAATAGTATAACTGGCTCAAACTTACAACTTACAAATCTACCGGCCATAGCTGATGATACAGTCCTGGTAGTAGATGCAAGCGGTAATATAGGAACTAAAGAAGCAGCAGCTACCTCTGGCACTTCAGGTATAGACGGTACTTCCGGCTCTTCAGGATCAAGTGGAACTTCGGGGTCGTCAGGTACTTCCGGTTCTTCAGGAACATCAGGCACAAACGGAACTAGTGGAACCAACGGTACTTCAGGTAGTTCAGGAACTAATGGTACTAGCGGGACAGATGGAACATCCGGTACAGATGGTACAAGCGGAAGCTCTGGCTCATCAGGTTCTAGCGGAGTTGACGGTATATCTAGAGGTCAAATATATTATTTTAATGAAAGTATAAATTCAGATATTTCTGGTTATAAAGAATTAAGTTTGGTACCAACAACAACTGGTGAAGTAACAAAATTAACATCTTTAAGTGGTAGTGCATCTGATGTTTTGGTTGAATCATTTTTATCACCAGAGCTTGGTTATTCAATTATACCAGCTGGTTTTCAAAATTTTATTGTATATTGTTTATTACCAGCAGCAAATGCGGATGTTGAAGCTTACGTTGAAATACAATTGACAGATTCTTCAGGTACTCCGATAGGTTCTTCAATATCTTCAAATATTTTTAAAATACCTTATGTAGATGCAGTTAATCCAGGGCAAGTAGACGTTGATATTGTATTAACAACAATTTCAATAGACCCTACGAATAGAATGATTTGTAGAATTTATTTAACTAATTTAGATGCACCATCACGTGATGTTATATTTTATACTGAAGGTAGTTCAAATTATTCTTACGTCATAACGTCTGTTGGACAAATTGCCGGTACATCTGGAACTTCAGGCTCTTCAGGATCAAGTGGTACTGACGGTACTTCAGGCTCATCAGGTTCTTCAGGTACCTCAGGTTCTTCAGGAACTTCAGGTATAGATGGAACATCAGGTTCTTCAGGAACATCAGGTTCTTCCGGATCATCAGGCTCTTCCGGTTCATCAGGTTCTTCCGGTTCCTCAGGTTCTTCAGGAACTTCAGGTATAGATGGAACATCAGGTTCTTCCGGTTCCTCCGGTTCTTCCGGCTCCTCTGGTTCTTCCGGTTCATCAGGTTCTTCAGGAACTTCAGGTATAGATGGAACATCAGGTTCTTCAGGAACTTCAGGTATAGATGGAACATCAGGTTCTTCCGGTTCCTCCGGTTCTTCCGGTTCCTCCGGTTCTTCAGGAACTTCAGGTATAGACGGTACTTCCGGATCTTCCGGATCATCAGGTTCTTCCGGTAACTCAGGTTCTTCAGGAACTTCAGGTATAGATGGAACATCAGGTTCTTCCGGTTCATCCGGTTCTTCAGGTAGCTCAGGTTCTTCAGGAACTTCAGGTATAAACGGTACTTCCGGATCTTCCGGTTCATCAGGTTCTTCCGGTAACTCAGGTTCTTCAGGAACTTCAGGTATAGATGGAACATCAGGTTCTTCCGGTTCATCAGGTTCTTCAGGTACCTCAGGTTCTTCAGGAACTTCAGGTATAGACGGTACTTCCGGATCTTCCGGATCATCAGGTTCTTCCGGTAACTCAGGTTCTTCAGGAACTTCAGGTATAAACGGTACTTCCGGATCTTCCGGTTCATCAGGTTCTTCCGGTAACTCAGGTTCTTCAGGAACTTCAGGTATAGACGGTACTTCCGGATCTTCAGGCTCATCAGGTTCTTCAGGAACTTCAGGCTCATCAGGTTCTTCCGGATCATCAGGTACCAGTGGGATACTTCCATTAACAGGAACAACTACAAATGGAGTTATAACCTATGATGGTGATGGAACAGGTACGGTAGAATCAAACTTAACATTTGACGGTTCAATTTTAAATGTAACAGGAACACTTACAGCAACTGTAAAATCATTTATTATTGATCACCCAACCAAACAAGGTAAAAAACTTCAATACGGAGTATTAGAGGGACCAGAACATTCAGTATACGTAAGAGGAAGGTTAACCAATGAGAATACCATTGTATTACCAGATCACTGGCATGCTCTAGTAGACCAGAATACAACTACTGTAAACTTAACTTCAATAGGGAAGAAACAAGATTTATGGGTTGAAAAAGTAACCTCAAACGGTATTATAGTAGGATCTAAAACATCAATAGACTGCTACTACTCAGTATTTGCTGAAAGAAAAGATATAGAAAAACTAGTTACAGAATTTGATAAGTAATGGCTGAAATTCATGGACCAAAAATAGTTAGGGACGGATTGATACTTAATCTAGATGCTGCTGATAGAAATTCATATCCAGGATCAGGGACGGTTTGGAATGATGTAAGCGGGAATGGGAATAATGGAACTTTAATAAATGGGCCTTCTTACTCAGACAGAAGTATTGTATTTGATGGAAGCAACGACTGGTGTCAATTAAGTAGCGTGTCGCTCTCAACAACGTCTTACACCAAAATAGCATGGTTTAACCCGGACGGTAATACTAATAATATTATTAGTGGAGGTGGTGACGGACAACACGCTTTTTGGATGGCTGGAACCAACACTACTTTACAAGCGGGACATAATGGTTCTTGGAGTACAGTTGCTTATAATGCAGGAGTGATGACAGGAAAATGGTGGTGCGGTGCAGTTACTTTTAATACAACATCAGGTTGGAAATTATACCTAAACGGAAATTTAGTAAATACTAGTTCAAGTACAGCAACATTTACAGGAGGTACTGCGGTTAGAATAGCAGCTTATACAGATTCTTCTAACTTATTTGATGGGAAAATATCAACAGTGCAAATATATAACCGAACATTATCAGCACAAGAAATACTCCAAAACTATAACGCAACTAAAACAAGATTCGGACTATAATATGCCATCACATTCAGGACCAAATACAACAGGAGAAGATAATTTAGTATTCGCTTACGATACAGGTGATGTAAGTAATTCCTATATTGGAGAACCTACTACTACTTTTATTAAAAACGACTTGTGGGGTGGAGATGGTACAAACCAGACATTAATTACAAAAGGAAAAGTCGTTATAACAGATCCAACTGAACAATATAAAGGGCTACATACAGTATTATGGGCACCTGGAACTAGTAGAAACTGTTACTTAAACGGACCAAGTCCATTGTATTATGATCAAACCTCAACCATATGGACATTTTCTTGTTACCTTAGAAGAGAAGACAGAGCTCCTATAAGTAATATAACCGTCTACATGTACAATATAGGAAGTAATACAGGAGTAGGGACTATACAGGATGCAGGAGATGGTTGGTATAGGGTTTCTAGAACTGTCTCCACAGCAGCTAATTATGTTAGTTTAGTAGGATTTACTAACCTAGTAGCAAATACTAGATACTATCTAAGTGGATGGCAATTAGAAAAAAAAGGCCACCCGACACCTGCAATAGACCTTACCAGTACTCGATCATCAACACAAGGACTTTTACCATTGGTAGGAAATTCAACAATAGATTTATCAAATGTATCTTTTGATTCAAATGCTCAAATGACTTTTGATGGTACGAATGATTATATTGACTTAGGATCGGATAGTACAATTTCACCAACTAATCAAGGATGGACTGCTGAATATGTATTTAAAACAAATTCTGCTGGAACATTACAGCATTTTAATTCAGCAGAAGCGGATGACTTTAACGCCAACTGGTTAGCTTTACTCAACGGAAAGTTAGCTGTTTGGAACGTATCTCCTGGATATTGGAGGTATGGAAGTACAGCTTTTAATTCAAACCAATACTATCATGTAGCTTTCATACAAGATGCTGGAGGAACAAACATGAGGTTTTATGTAAACGGTATTGCTGAAGGAGGGGACCATGTAGGGAACGTTTGGACAGCAGCCTACAGCGCTCTTAAAACTAGATATATCGGAAGATATGAACATAATGGAGGATACAGCAGGTACTTTACCGGAGAAATACCAGTAGCTAAACTCTATAACAAAGCACTAACAGCACAGGAAGTACAACAAAACTACCAACAATACAAAACACGTTTTAATTTAAGTTAATATGGCAGTAGCACAAGGATACGGAAGAACAATAACATCAGGATCGGTGTTTGCTTACGATATAGGAGATACTAGAAATTCTTTTAAAGGAGAACCTACCATTAACTATATACACCACCAGAACGCAGTAGCCCAAGATAGTTATACGACATACTCCGCTACTTCTAGCGGAACATGGAACACTAAACACCCTAACGCTATCCGAGCATACAATGCTGCAGGCGGTGATATAACAGGTTACTATAATGGAGGAGTCGGAGATGCAGCAAATACATACCACGCTCACTGGCAATACGACCCGGTCTTAAAAAAACCAGTCGTTGTAATGAACGACGTATCCGGGCAGTGGAAAGCAAAATGGTTCGGCACAGGGATGGGTTCTTGGACTTCCTACGGGAAAGGATACGGAGACACCTATACAATTTCATGGTTGCAGTGGGTGGATAACCTAAGTAAAAACGCCAAAGCAGGACTATACTGTAAAACTACAGAAGGAGCCAACGGGTTTCACGACGGTCAAGCAAACAGTTCATCCTCATATAATACAAAAACACATACCTGGCAGAGAGTCTACCAAACCTACACCACCTCAACAGTCCGAGACCTGAATAGTACATATCTATCTATCTACATGTACGGATACTACAATGTTAGAGCCACTGTAAAAATAGCAGACGTGCAATTTACATGGGGAAGCCATCCTGCACAATTCTCTCTAAGCTATGAAAGATCAGCAACACAAGGACTTTTACCATTGGTAGGAAATTCAACAATAGATTTATCAAATGTATCTTTTGATTCAAATGCTCAAATGACTTTTGATGGTACGAATGATTATATACAAACAAACCTAACCGGAACCTATTCTCAAATTACATTTGAATTTACGGGATTTTTTGATGACCCTACATTAAATACAAAAACAAGAAATGAAAGTGCATTCGGAGATTGGATAAGTGCACGTATTCATTTTGGAACAAGATGGTCTGTTGGTATGCACTGGAATGTAAATGGCTCGTGGAATGAAATCCCAAATACTAATCTTAAATATGGATGGAATCACTATGTTTTAGTTTGGGACAATGTTAATAATAAAAAACTAGTTTACATAAATGGAATCTTATCAGATTCTAGAACTACAAACGGGAATATAACATTAGGAGATTTTAAGATTGGTGTGGCAACAAATTTGAACGCATATTATAGAGGCAGTATTGATGTATTTAAAGTATATACCAGAGCACTCACTGCAGCCGAAGTAAAACAAAACTTTAACCAGTATAAAACAAGATTCAATTTAAGTTAATATTTATAACATATGAGCACATTCCCAAATAGAAGATGGTTGGTAATCCCAACAAGTACAACAGGATCAATTGATTTCAATAATATACATGAAAACTCTTTAGAGAGTTTAAGACTTTCTGTGGATGGTTCTAAAACATTTATCAAATATGAAATAAATGAAGTTTTAGAGGATCAAACATACACAGTAATTAATCCTGAAACTGAAGAAGAAACAACAAATACTGTTTTAGCAGGAATCTACGGAAGACCTTTAATATACTCAGAAGAATACCCGGAATATAATCATGAAGAAATACTAACACTTCTTGCAACAGAGGAGTGGACAATACCAATAGAAGAAATAATACAATAATATGGCAGATATTAGAATAACCCCAGGATCAAGTATTATGTCCTTTACCAGTTCTTTGAACTACGTAGAGACCATAACACAAGATGTATCAGGATCAATCGTTTTACAGGGTTCCGGATCAGAAGGAAGAACCAACATATTTGCAGTAGATGGAAATAACGGAAGATTATTTTCAATAGACGATGATTTATCTGATTCTTTATTCTCGGTAAATACCATAGCCGGACTTCCGGTAATAGAAGCATTTGCAGACAACACTGTAACTATGGGAACCTTTGGTGCACTAGCACTAATTGTATCCGGATCAGATTTAAAACTACCAAACTTAACTGCTATAGCTGATGATACTGTACTAGTCATAGACAGTAACGGAAAAGTAGGAACTAAAGAAGCAGCCGCTACTTCAGGCACTTCCGGAACTTCAGGCTCTTCCGGTTCTTCAGGTTCTTCAGGTACTTCAGGCTCTTCCGGTTCTTCGGGATCTTCAGGTTCATCAGGTTCTTCCGGTAACTCAGGTTCATCAGGAACTTCAGGAATAAACGGTACTTCAGGAACTTCAGGTTCATCAGGAACTTCAGGTAACTCAGGTTCATCAGGAACTTCAGGAATAAACGGTACTTCAGGAACTTCAGGTTCATCAGGAACTTCAGGTAACTCAGGTTCATCAGGAACTTCAGGTATAAACGGTACTTCAGGAACTTCAGGTTCATCAGGAACTTCAGGTAACTCAGGTTCATCAGGAACTTCAGGTAACTCAGGTTCATCAGGAACTTCAGGAATAAACGGTACTTCCGGTTCCTCTGGTACTTCAGGTATAGACGGAACATCAGGTTCTTCAGGTAACTCAGGTTCATCAGGAACATCAGGAATAAACGGTACTTCCGGTTCCTCTGGTACTTCAGGTAACTCAGGTTCATCAGGAACTTCAGGAATAAACGGTACTTCCGGTTCCTCTGGTACTTCAGGATCATCAGGAACATCTGGTACAAGTGGCACTTCAGGCAGTTCTTTTGCAGGAAGCATTACTGGTACAACTGCTAACGGTGTCTTAACTTATATCAACGCCACTAATAATCTACAAGTAGAATCAGCCTTAACATTTACTGGAAAATACTTACAATTTGATGAAGGTTCATATCTAGTATATGACTCAGGAATTACTGGTACTCCCGATAATTCTGGTGAAGTTACATTTTATGGAACTTTTTATACTACTAATGGTACAATAGCAGAAGGGGATTTAATTGTATTTACTACAGCAGGACTGAATTCTGGGTGGTTTAGAGCTTCCGCAAACAATGCAACATACGGAACAAAAATGTTAGGTATTGCTATGGGCACTGCATCTAGTAATGGGATACTTTTAAGAGGTTGGGCTAAGAGTTCTGTATTTACACAAACAGGAAAAGGAAATAATTTATATGTTTCTACTACTGCTGGTGATTTACAAACAGCTGTTCCTAGTGGGAGTGGTAATATAGTTAGACTTGTAGGAAATATGATAGATGATGGTAATAATATAATATACTTTAATCCAGACAGTACTTGGGTACAAATAACATAAAATAAAAAACCAATATGACTTACTTATCGCAAAGCCTTACATTTGAATCTAATAGAATATACTTTATGGGTAATGATGGGTTCGAAAGAGAAGTGATGATGGATTGGGAGGATGAATTAATGTCTGGGTCAGCCGCATATGTTACTCAAAATGGAGGAGATATCTTAGAGATAGGATTTGGTATGGGTATATCAGCAGGATATATTCAATCAAACAAAATCTCCACTCATACAATAGTTGAAAATCATCCTGACATTATACCACGTGCTAAAGAATGGGCCTCTGATAAACCTAATGTTACTATAATAGAAGGAAGTTGGTATGATAATTTAAATACTTTATCAACCTATGATGGAATATTTCACGATACATATGGTGATGAAAGCCTTAGGTACCTATCCTCCTCATTAACACAGCTTATAAAACCTAGAGGGGTAGCAACCTGGTGGAATATGTTAACAACATCTTCTAATCTACACAACATACCAGATGTAGAATATCAAGAATTCGATATTACACCCCCTAAAAATTCATACTATAATAATAGTAAATATTTTTTACCTAAAAAGCAGTTTTAAGATATGGCAACAACAACAGTAACAGCCTCTAAAGAAGTAAGAGCATACAGTGCAGTTACTACTTCCTGGGCAGCCGCTAGAGACGCTACATCAGCAGACAGCTTTACACAATTTACTACATCTACAACTACCGGACTTACCTCGGAAGTATATTCAACGGGAAGAGGAGGAGGACTCTATGAAGTAAGTAGAGGATTTTTCTTATTTGATGTATCAGGGGTAGGCGGAACTATAACTTCTATGGATTTAAAAATCTACGGAACTAATTACGATTCCATCGATGTAATGGTAGGTAAGAGTACAGCATTTTCAGATGATGGAAACAATTTTCAATCTGCTGATTTTAATAATTGGAGCCCTTCCTCTCCTACAGCATACATGGCTTCTTCACTAGCCTGGGCTATAGATACCTATAATACACTAACATTAAATAGTACTGCTATTTCGGATGCAAACACTAATGGAGTATTAAATGTTGTAGTTTTAGGAAATGATTATGATTATAGTAATAATGAACCTCTTTCAGCTATATCTAGATCTGCAGGAGCATGGTTTAAAAATGTAACATATCCAATATACCTAGACATTACCTACACACCACCAGGGTACGGAAATATAGTAACAGAAGTTATACCAGATAGTATTACTAATGTAATAGGTGTAGCAACAGCTAATATTAGTAATATTATAGGAGTATAATTTTAATAATGTAGGACATAACTAAAAAGAGTAGTATACTTCCAATATAAATAACTATTTATAAGAGGAGTACTTAATAATAATTTTCAAATGATAAGAATTAGAGACATAATAGGATGCCCATCACTCCAGTACCACCTAGACAATAAACTCTCCTTATATGAGAATGTCTACCGGTACTCCAGCGAAAGCTTTATACAACTATTTACAGAAGCAAGACAAGCTCTTAGGGACGGTAATATACAGTTAAACGAACAGGATTTAGAGTTATTGGAATCTACAGATATCGGTGAATATGGAATATTTGAAGGTGAAAAAATACCTTTAGACCTACCCATGGTTTATGAAGCAGAATACCAAGGTAGGGAAGTAGCACTAAACAAACCTAAACGGGGAGGATCTAAAAAGTTCTATGTTTATACAAAGAATAAAAAAGGAAACGTAGTAAAAGTATCCTTTGGAGCAGTAGATGGAGGACAGAATCTATCAGTAAAGTTGGATGATCCAAAAAGAAGAAAAGCATTTGCTGATCGTCATAACTGTGATCAAAAGAAAGACAAAAGTAAACCAGGGTACTGGAGCTGTAGATTGACCAGATATGCCAAATCCTTAGGAATGAAAAAGAATTATTCAGGTTATTGGTAGGTATTGACAGTAAAAGGGGGTATATGGAAGAAACTGTAAACAGGCCATACATAGAAGAAGGAGAAGTAAGAACCTTTACTCAGAATATATCTGAAGAAGAGTTGGTATGGCATAGAGATAAAGAAGACAGGATCCTACAAACGTTACACTCTACAGATTGGAAATTTCAATTTGACAACCAGACACCTGAAGTATTATCAGAAAAAGATCTATTTATACCTAAAGAGACCTACCATCGTCTCATAAAAGGAAACGGTAATTTAAAATTAAGAGTAATAAAAATTGGCTAAAAATAACGTAACTGGAGGTGCTCACGAAAAGACCAAAAGAAAAAGACCAGGAGTTCACGCAAAATCAAAAACATCAAAGCTTAAAAATTCTAAGAATTATAAAAAGCTTTATAAAGGACAAGGATCATGAAATTAGTAAAAATAATACTAGAGTACGGGGAATCTGACAATACTTTAGAAATGCTGCAGGCCGAACTAACAAAAAGGTACGGACAGTACAAACCTAACTTAACAATGAACCAGTATTCACAAGATCGTGAAAAAGGAGATAAATTACTTGGAAAAGGGTTTGGAAAACTAGAATTTATAGTACGGGAAGACCTTCCGAAAGAGCTATTCAATGAAATAACAAGATTCTTAGAAGATAAGCATTTTGCAATTACAAGTACAACTAGTACTTATGAAAATGAACCAGGAGAGAGGAGAATATACCCGTCAATTGGTTTTAATTTTAATTTAAGAGACCTGTAGTGAAACTATCGCAAATAATATTAGAAGGTCCGATAGAATATGATCCTGCTTTTAATAAACAGATAGATAAAATACAAGATAGAGGAGGAAAATACTTAGGCTCAGGGGATTACGGTTCTGTATATCTACTTGACGGTAAAGCGGTAAAGGTAACAACTGACGAAGTTGAATTAGATCATGCTGAGCTGCTTAAAGGAAAAAAAACAAATAATTTTGTCTTCATTTACGATGTTAGTAGGTTAGGGGATAAGTTAGGAGTAATTACAATGGACGTTATGGGGGAATTTAAAGGAGAAATTCCTGAAGACTTTATAGATGCCTTAGAAGCGGAAGCAAAAAGATTAGGAATACCTTCTGATGAATTAGATATAAGGCCGGATAATTTTATGATCAACCCTAAATCTGGGAAATTAAAAATGACAGACGTATAAGTTGCTTAATTGCAACTTTTTTCTTATATTAAGATAATAACTGTTAAGTATGGAGTATACTTTTTTATTAGGATCTATAGAAAACGTATTGGGAAAAAGTCATAAAAGAGCTAGAGATAACTACGCTTTTAATTGTCCTTTCTGCAATCACCGAAAACCTAAGTTAGAAATTAATCTAGCAACTAATGAAGAAGGTAAAAACCACTGGGAGTGCTGGGTATGTAAATCCAGAGGAACTACTATATACTCGCTACTAAAGCAATTAAAAATACCTAAAGGAGAAGCACAGGAGGTTCTCAAATACATAAAGAAAGGTAAAAAATACGAATATAGTAATGATGAAATCACAGAGCTTCCTAAAGAATACCAACCTCTACATTCAGCTACAACAAAATCTATCACTGCCAATAAGATAAGAAAGTACTTATATGAACGAGGACTTACCGACAATGATTTTATTAAATACTCTATTGGATATACGACAGATGGAGACTATGGAGGTCGAATCATTATACCAAGTTATTCTGAGTCGGGTAGGCTCAATTATTTTATTGGAAGAACTTACGAAAGAGCGTATTTTAAATACAAAAACCCAGAAACTTCTAAAGACATAGTATTCTTCGAAAACATGATCAATTGGGATAAACCGATAATACTATGTGAAGGTGTATTTGATGCAATGGCAATACGGAGAAACGCTGTTCCCATACTAGGAAAAAGTCTTTCCCACTCTCTAATGAAAAGAATAATAACGTCAAAAGTAGATGACATTTATATAGCTCTGGATCAAGATGCACAAAAAGATGCATTAGAGATAGCAGAAAATTTATTAAATTCAGGAAAAAGGGTCTTTCTAATTGACTTAAAAGAAAAAGACCCAAGTGAAGTAGGGTTTAGAAATTTTACTAAACTTATTCAATCCGCAAAAGAATTAGACTTTACAGGTCTAATGGTGCACAAAATTAATGCCCTATGATCAAACAAGGTACAGACATTTTAAAAGAACATGCCAAAGACCGGTTAACTTTTGATGGGAAATTACAACAAATCAACTTCTTAGATAACAGAGTTTACAAAAGAAGAGAAGATACTTACTATCCATCAGTTACGACGATACTACAGTATATGCCAAAAAATAGATTCTTTGAAACTTGGCTAAAAGATGTAGGACATAATTCTGATATTATTATGCAGAAAGCAGGTAAAGAAGGGACCCAGGTACACGAAGCTGCCGAAAGGTTAGTACTAGGAGAAGAAGTACACTGGATGGATGATTACGGCAAAGCTAAGTACAGCGAATTAGTCTGGAGCATGATCCTTAAATTTACAGAATTCTGGAAAGAAAATAAACCAGAATTAATATCAGCAGAAGACTTCGTATACTCTGATACCCATAAGTATGCAGGAACAGCGGATCTAGTTGTTAAAATGCACGGCGAAGTTTGGTTGCTGGATATAAAAACATCCAACAGCTTACATAAATCCTATGATCTTCAATTATCCGCTTATGCAAGAGCACTAGAAGAGATGAAAGGAATTAAAATACAAAGGACAGGAATTATTTGGTTAAAAGCAAGTACTAGGGGACCTTCAAAACAAAAGGAAGTTATACAAGGGGCAGGATGGCAGATTAAAGTAATAGATGAAATTGAAGAAAATTTTGAATTATTTAAGCTAATACAGAAACTATACTTATTAGAAAACCCATCTGTTAAACCTAAATATAAGTCTTACCCTACTTCCATTAAACTTTAATACTATTTATAAATAAAATAGTTGGTAGATCTAAAATAAATTCATATATTTAGGTCAATAAAATAAATTAGTATGGGAGGTAACGTTTTTAATAATACTGCTTCAATTAAAAAAGAGAATATAAAACCTACATTGTTTGAATTTTTCAAGCAATTTAAAGCAATTTTTCCTAAAGCAGAACCATTTTTTAGAGAGATGAAAACTTTAGGATCTGTAGGGAAAAAAGACTACTCAGGGGATATTGACTTAGCCCTATCAGGAAAATCTTTTGACGATATTAACGATTGGGGATTAGATCAAGACCATATTAATAAACTATTCGATGGTTTCAAAAAACGAGCTAGAACATCGTCTGATGATCAACTAATGAAGAGAGCTGTTATAGTTTCTGTAGCTCAAAAAATTGAGGAAAGTAATACCGATATCTTAGCCGATGTGAAAGGCTCAGGAGCAGGAGCATTATTCCTCTTATTTCCACAGTTTGATGAAAATAAAGAAGAAGTAGGTGATAACGTACAGATAGATATAAACGTGGGAGACGTAGACTGGCTTTCCTTTGCATACCACTCCACTACCTATTCAGGAAATGTAAAAGGATTACATAGAACTCAACTTATTGTTGCTCTATTTTCACATAAGGGATATACCTTTTCACACAATTATGGAGTTAAAGATAAAGAAACTCAAGAGATAGTAGCTAATAGTCCACAACAGGCTATAGAACTTTTAAATAAGTTATATAATATTAAGTTAGATAAAGAGACTGCTGGAGATTACTTTAAATTAATAGAGACATTAGAAGCGGGATTATCTACAGAGGATTTGAATGGTGTATACGACAGGTACTTAAAAATATTAGACAGTACTAGAGCAGATATTCCCGAAGATTTACAATCGTATTGGATAGAAAACCAAGACAGATTAACACTTAAAGGTAAATTCCTACCGGATGAATCGAATTTAACTAAATATAAAACAGTATAAAATGTCAGGTGTAGCCGGAGGTCAGAGAATAGAAAAGAAAGATGTTAAACGTACTTTCGATAAGTACGTAAAAGATGTTCTAGAAAAGATACCAGGATTCAAAAAAGCATCACTATCTGGAAGTGTTAAAGCAGGAAGTAAGCCGGATTTTGGAGACCTCGACTTAATTGTTCAATTCGAAGGAGAAGATAAGAAAGAAGTTAAACAGAGAATAATTAAAACAGTAACTTCGGAACCTGATAGCGTTATAGTTCCTTTTAAGAGTGAAAAATATTCAGGTAAAAAATACTACAACTCTGGAGAAATAATTACTATCCTCTTTCCAATTACAGGTCAGCAAGATAAATACATACAAGTAGATAATATCATATCACTATCAGACGAAGAACATGCATTTAAAAATAGCTTCTTAGATCTACCAGCCGAAAAACAAGGACTGTTATTAGGACTAGTAAAAGTTATTCTACTAGAAGAAAACCCAGTTGAACTGCTCAAGAGATTAAGCATAAATGATGTACCACAGCTTACACCAGATGAAGAATTAGAGTTCAATTTAAGTTCAAATAAACTAACTTTAAGGAAAGTAAAATTAAAAGATTTCAAAACAGTTGCTAGAGAAGATCTATGGAGTACAACAAATTGGGGACTAATAAGAGAACTTTTTAAAAACTATAACATAGACGGAACATTCGAAGATTTACTACAAGATATTAAATCTAAAGTAAAAAATCCAAGATCAAAAGAAAGAATTAAAGGTGTTTTTAATAGTATGGTATCAGTAAAATCAGGGGAAGTGGGGACACCTAAAGGAGCAGGGAAAGAAAAAGCACTACAGACAGTAAATACTATACTAGAGGATGAGCAAGGTAAAACAGTAGGACTATACGCCGGAGGATTTAAACCACCTCACAAAGCTCATTTTAATAATGCAAAATTTTTAGCAGATAAAGTAGACAGGTTGGTTATATTTATAGGACCTAAAGTACGAGAAGGAGTAAGAATTAGCGCTGAACAATCTAAGAGTATTTGGGAAATTTATGCCAAATACCTTCCGATACCGGTTGATATAATCCTATCAGAAGTAACCCCCATAAGAGACATTTATACTTTTGTAGATGATAATCAAAATAGCTATTCTAAAATCATAACAGGAACTCTTCCCGAAGAAGCAAAAAGGTTTGACTATTTTATAAAAAATAAAGAAAAATATCCAACAGTTGAAATATTAGAGTTACCAAGAGAAGGAGAAGAGGACAGTAAATTTTCTGCTAACTCAATAAGAAATTCTGTCAGGTACTTAAAAAGCGGGGAATGGACACCACAGGAAATAAACAACTCAGATAAAGAAAGAAGTATAAACATAGCAGCAATGCGTGCACCATCAGAAAAAGAGATACAAATGCAAGAAGCTTTAGATAAAACACTACACGAACTTTTTAACACTAATCAATTAGTTAAAGAAGGTTCTTCCGGAACAGCAATAGCTCCAAAAAGCGTTATTGCGTCAAAAGATAGAGCAATGCTAGTTACCGTATATAAGAAACTACTTACCCTACTCGGGGACGAGTACTACGATATAGTATTCAATGGAGATAGTATAACAGTTCGGAATAAAAAAGAAGGAGAAAGAGTTGGCTTTGATTACACACCATATATGGGCTCTATTTTAGAGTATATGATAGATCAAAAGATGAAAGTAACTCCCTTACCTGAAGTCAAAATTAGGAGAGATATAGCAGAATCAAGTGATTTCTTTGGACGTACAGCATTCTACGACCCTAATAAGAAAGAAGTAGTTCTCTACGTAGAAGGAAGACACCCTAAAGATGTAATGAGATCTTTTACACATGAGATGATTCATCATAAACAGAATTTAGAAGGTAGATTAGGTTCCGTAGGAACTACTAATACAAATGAAGATAGTAACTTAATAGAGATAGAAAAAGAAGCATACTTAGAAGGGAATATAACTTTCAGGAACTGGGAAGATGAGATTAAAAATGGTAAAAAAAAAGAAGTGATGGCAGAAGGTAAATACGATAAACTTACAAATACAATATCCTCAAATATCTTCAAAGCATGGAAACAAGCCGTAGATGAAGGAGAAGACGGGTTTCAATATAAAGACAACTATGAAGGTTTAGGAGCAAATTTCGATGTAGAAGCTACAATAGAATTAACATTCGATACGGGGACAATGGATGTTATTGAGACAACAGGAGCAGGTACAGACAACGAAGGAGATTTCATTAGAATAGATGTAGAAGTAGATGAACAACTCCTACCAGAAATATGGGAAGAGATTTCTATGACATTAAAGGATATTGTTAGACATGAAATAGAACACCTAACACATAACATAGGAAGCGATACTGCTAACCCCAATAAAGGAATGGCAGACGATCTTGAAAGAAGAGCTTGGATAAAATCAAAAAAATCAAGAGCTAATCAATATTTAGAGCTTGAAAAAGAGGTAGATGCAAATTTACAAGGACTACTCTTAAGGGCTAAAAAAGAAAAGAAACCCTTTGCTGATGTAGTGAACAGGTATATAGACTCACAAGATATAACACCAAGTCAAAAAGAAAAAATACTTACCCTATGGCGTAAAAGACTACCAGCATTAGGAATAAGACAACTGCTGTAAAAAAAGGTATGGGAAAACTAAAAGATTTGTTATTAGAAAAATCAGAAACTATGCCTCCGTATAATATCTACTGTGATATGGACGGAGTATTAACTGACTTCGAAACAAGGTTTGAGCACTACACAGGATACAGCAATCCAAAAGAGTATGAAGATGAATTTGGATCCGCAGCTTTTTGGAATATCATAGACGGAGAAGTAGGTATCAAATTCTGGTCAGAAATGCCCTGGATGCCTCAAGGACAGAGACTGTGGAATTTTATAGAACCTTACAGCCCGCAAATTTTGACATCTCCTTCAAGACATAATAACTCAAGACTAGGAAAAAACCTATGGGTTAGACAAAATATACCTTCATCTCCAAAAGTGATATTTGCTTACTCAAAAGATAAGCAGAGATATGCTAACGAGAATTCAATTCTAATAGATGATAAAAAATCAAATATTGAAGAATGGATATCGAAAGGCGGAATTGCTATAAGATGTAAAGACGGAAATGTAGATTATGTTATAGAAAAATTAAAAGAATTAAAGTATGAGTAAGGAATCGTTACTAAAGAAAGAATTTAAACAAAGAGATGTACAGAGAGTCAGGAATATAGTTAATAAAGACTATACAGCTAAAACAAAAGCTCAAACAGGTTACAAAAAAATAATAGGCAAATACAAGGAGGGTGATATTTGGGAAGAATCAGGTAAAAATTGGACAATTAAAAACGGAATTAAACAAAATGTTACAAAATTAGATGCAGCTAAAAAAGCTGTTCGTATACCACTAAGGTGCCCTAACTGCGGAGGTCCGATGAAACATCACTTAGCTCAAAAAATGTACAAAATTCATGGGTTTTGTTTTGATCCATGTACTGTAGAGTACGAAGCCGACTTAAGGAAAGCAGGACTATTTGAGCAGTATGAACAAAGAATGATGCAAGGCAGTATGAAACTCTTTGTAAAAGATATAGAACAGTGGGCTCTAGAGACAGTTAATTCACAAGATACTTTTATTACAGAACAGGGGGATATAGAAGATTGGAAATCTAACAACTCAGAAAAAAAGAAAATATTAAAAAATATCAAGCAGTATATAACACACCTATCAGAACACATAAAATAGGTATATTTATAATTATAGCTTTTAAATATCAAAACCAATGACTTATCAAGAAATTCAAGAACGTGTATCAAAATGCAAAATTGCACTAAATATAATTAAAGACAGAGGGTTAGGAAAACTTTCACAACAAAGTATGCTAATATCTAAAAAAAAATTAGAACTACTTAAAGAATCTTTAGAAAGAAAGCTAGAAGCTGTAGAATTTGAAGATGAAAAAAAAGCAGCTGAATTCTCTAAAGACAATCCTGATGTGACTGTTAAGCTAAAAAGCGAGCAACAGGAAATTGAATATTCAGTCGAAGAGACAAGAGTTATAGCCCTGGAAATTGCAAAGACACTAGTAAGTGCTTTGAGAGAAGTCGGAGATGAAGTAGCAAGAGGTACAGTAAAAGATATAATGTCTAACTCATTTACTATTTATATAGAGTACAAAAACAACTTTGAAGATGAGTTTTCATTTTACATAACTGGAGGTATTCTACACCTAGTTGATGATTCATTTGATAAAGAAATTGGCGAAGTAGGAATTAAGCCATCTGGAGAGCCGCTAGTTCACAAAGATTTAGTAAAAAATAATCTTGTTAAATACTTTAATTCTTTAAACGAACAGGAATATTCGAAAGATATCGAAGTAGGAGCTGATGAATATGAAGAAAATATTGGCTTAGCTGATATTGAAGAAATGGGGTATGAAGCTGGTGAAGAAGCATTTGAAAAAATTAAAGGTAGATTTAAAAACAAACCAGACCACCAAGCATATAGAAAAGGATTCTTTCAAGGATTCATAGATAATGCTAGTTCTTATGGTTTAAATGAAGATCTAGATTTAGGACACGAAGACAACGAACCACATATGTTAAAAGCAGACCTATATCGTATTGGAAAATATGCTATGGAACTTTATAAAATGGTAGATCAGTTTGAGGGTGTTGGTGAAGTAGATTTTCCGGCTTGGTGGCAGGCTAAAATTACTAATGCTAAAACTGCAATAGTAGGTGCTAAACATTACCTTGATTTTGAACTTAAAGAACCTGAAATCGATTCTATAGTAAGTTTAGATGAAATTGGAATGTTTCACGATCCAAAAGGATATGAGAAAAGCAAACCAGAAAAACCTACTTACACTAAAAAATACCTAAGTAAAGGTGTATACGATATTTTTAAAAATGGTAAAAAAGTAAAAACCATTAAAGGTAGTGAAGGAGATGCTAATGCTTACATTAATCAACTTCAAAGAGAAATGTCTGAGGGTATGTCTGAAGAAGAATGGGCTAAAGCAAAAGAAGAAGATAGATTAGCTCAACTTCCAATGGACCAACAGCTAAAAATTAAAAAAATGACAGCTATGTTGAAAGCCGAGAAAAAACCTAAAAAAATAAATGAAGCAGAAATTGGTGAAGAGACTCCAAGACAGAGATACCTTACCTTATTTGATATATATAAAAAAGCTTCTAGGTCTGATCAAGACAGGTTGAGACCAGGAGTTCTTAAAGCAGCAAAGAAAATAGGAATAAAGTTAGACCTTGGAAATATTAACGAAGCCCCTAAAGGAGTATACTATATTAAGGTAGCTGTAAGAGATGCTAGAAAAGCTATAATGATCTTAGATGACAAATATTATAAAGAAGTAATATACAACGGGTCAGATAGTTATTACTTTAGTTCAGAAGAAACAGCCTACGATGCATTAGAAGATTTTGGTGGAAATGATATAGAGGTAGTAGATACAAATCTTGACTTATTTGCAGAAAATAAACAATCAAAAACAAAAACAGTAGAAAATTTTGTTTCTGTATCATATGATAAAGGAAATGGTGCTACCTCTGCATCAATGATTTTAACTACAAGTGGTGATGTTAAATTAGAAAGAAATAAAGAAATTAAGGAAGAGAGTTCAGACAGTTTAAGTAAAATGAAAGAATTAGCTAGGAAAGAGAGCGAACAAGGATATGTACAGCATGTAAATAAACTACCTAATGGTGGGTATAGAGTCGAAGATTGGTATGATTCAGATAATACAGTAGTTTCCTATGAAGGAGGAGAATTATTAGAAGGAGATTCAAAAAAAGAACAGAAGTTAAACGAGGAAAAAGCAACCTGTTGTGGAAGATGTGGAAGAGTTCACAAGAAATCAACGGAATGTAAAAAACCTTACCTTTCTAAAAGTAACCCAAAGCATTGCAAAAATAAGTAAAAGATGAGAATAAACGAACTCAAAAGACTAATAGAACAAGCATACATCGAAGTTCTTTTAGAACAGGATAAAGAACCAGCACCAGAAGACCTTACAGGAGATGATACTGCAGGTCCGGAGACAGTTTTAGAAGATGCTACGGATACGATGTTAGAAAAATTTCCAACGCTAAAAGCAACTCTAGTTAAATTAATGACACAGGATTTCAAGGAGTTCGTTAAGTCTGTTGATTGGATATCACCACGACCAACTTCATTTAGAATCAACCTCTCTAATGGGCAGGATTTTTCTCTTAAGTGGACAGGAAAGACTTTCGATGCACAAATCCAAGGAAAGAATTATGCATTAGGGAAGATTAGTGAATTTCAACAAGCTCTAGATAGATTAGGAGTTCTATATCAAGAAGCGCCCTTAACGGGAGCAGGGTTAGAGGGAGAGCCTGGAGCAGAAGGAGAGACAGGTTCCGGAGCCGGAGGAGGAGCAGGAGATTTTCCAGGAGGAGAAGATGCAGCATTTGCAGAGCCAGGAGCAGAAGCACCAGAGGGTGGAGAAGAAGCAGGAGGAGCTGATTTAGGAGGAGAAGAAATAGATTTTGAAGCAGGAGAAGAACCAGAAGCATAGTATATATGAAACTTATAGATATTTTAAACGAGGGAGAAGAATTACCCTTTGGAAACAAGCCATCAGAGGCAAGAAAAGTACTAGAACTAGCAGCTAAAATAAACAGCGCAATAGTTAGTATTGACGACAGTATGAGTTACGGAGACTTTGCAAAAGCAGTAGCAATAGTTCTAAGAGATGAGTACGGTAGGCATACTTATAAACTATTTACAGACGAGTTAAATACAAACTTAGAATAGAGTACGGAGAGATAGAATAGTTGGCTATTAAATATATATTTCGTATATTTAGGTCTATTTAAAATAACAGAACTTTGAAAACAGACGTAATCGATAAAATAGTACAGGAATGGGCTTACAGGTGCGAGAAAGGGTACCCGGATATAATGAACGCTGAAGACTCAAAAATACTTAAAGAGATTTATACCGAGTTTGGCGTAAAGTTAGAAGAAGAGGTTATTTCACAAGACCATGGAGATTATGAAAGAGTGGAAGGTGAGGATAACGTGTACGTTAGAGCGAAAGACGTAAACAGAGAAACAGGTGAACCTAACCCTTCCGTAGAACTGTACAAAGTAGTTGGCTCCGGAAAAGGTAAGTCTAAGGCGGCTACAAAGTATGTTAATATAAATGCAGTAGACAAGAAGGTTCTAGAAGAAGAAGAAGTTGAAAAAGTTCTATCAAGAGCAGGAGTAAGTGATGGAGAGATTAACTTGGTAAAGCAAAATGATAATTACAGGAGAGCATCCAATATTGAGGAGTTTATAAAAGATATAAAGGTATATATGGAAGCTTTTTATGAACTTTTACATGATTATAAAATTCCAAAAGGGGGAAAGGGAGAACTGTTACCGTTAGTTTCGATAAAAGGAGCACGTATCGGAGGAGCTAATGAGAAAGATATAACAGACAGTAACGGAAAAGTACTAGAAGTAAAAGACTTTTCATCAGGAAACGAAATATCACTTGCAACTGGAGGCAGTACACTAGGCAGTATTTTCTTGAAAAACTACGAAACATTTAGGAACCAAGTAGCACCGTTTAACAAAGTACCTGAATTTAGGTTCATACTGCCGGGAGTAGAGAAGCTTACATCTATACCTGAAATGTACTTAGACGAACTTACCAGACTCCTTGATAATTTCCCGTTAGATGATAAAAGTATAGGTAAAGAGTACGTAGAGGTGAAAATAGCAGGGAAGAAGTACCTAGTGAAGAAAGATCAAGAATATACACTAAAAGTTGACCAGCAAGGAATGATAATATCCTCAGAAACCTCACCAGAATTAGGAAAGAAGCAAGAGTTTGAACTAAGGAAGTTAATGGAACATCCATGGGTAGTAGGAGGATCAGCTGCACTAAAGAAAAATCTTAACGAAATAAAAAGTAAAGGGCTGCAAGGTATAGACTATCTTATGATATACGATAGAGGAAAAACGGTCATATTAGATATGCGGAAAGAAGAGGATAGAAGTAGGTTGACTGTAAAGAGGATTGCCAACGGAATACTTACATTAAAACTTAACTACTAAAGTAAGCCTCCCTAACTAGCCTCTTTTGCAAAAAATTAAACTATGTAGCAATACTAGTATAACAAACAAGCCCATCCTACAAAGGTGGGTTTTTTTATATCTATATATTTATAAGATATAAGTCTATAAGTTATGCAGAATAGTGATATCAAAAAAATAATCACACAAGAGTATATTAAATGTGCAAAAGACCCTGCATACTTCATGAAGAAGTATTGCCATATACAGCATCCAACTAGGGGTAGAATTTTATTTAATTTATACCCATTCCAAGCAGAAGTACTACATCTATTTAGAGATCACCAATACCTCATTACTCTTAAATCTAGACAACTAGGAATCTCTACCTTAGCATCAGCATACTCCCTTTGGCTAATGCTCTTCCATAAAGATAAAAACGTACTAGCATTAGCAACTACCCAAGCTACAGCAAGGAACCTAGTAACAAAGGTAATTTTCATGTATGATGAATTACCTAAATGGTTAAAACTACCATCAGTAGAAAAAAATAAATTATCCCTGAGACTCAAAAACGGATCAAAAATACAAGCTAAATCATCCAACTCGGATGCAGCTAGATCTGAAGCAGTTTCCCTGTTACTTATAGATGAAGCAGCGTTCATAGATAATATTGATGAAACTTTCGCTGCTGCACAGCAGACACTTGCTACAGGAGGTCAATGTATGGCTCTCTCAACTCCCAACGGTATTGGTAACTGGTTCCACCTGACTTGGGAAAAAGCAGAAACAGGAGAAAACTCTTTTATCCCTATAAAACTCCCCTGGACAGTACACCCAGAAAGAAACCAGGCCTGGAGAGAGCAACAAGATAAAGACCTAGGACCTAGAATGGCAGGACAGGAATGTGACTGTGATTTCCTAGCATCGGGTGATACAGTATTCGAACCAGAAGACTTAATGTTTTACGAACAAACATACCAAAGAGACCCTATCGAAAAAAGAGGAGTAGACAGTAACCTATGGATATGGGAACAACCTGACTACACGAAATCGTATATGGTTGTAGCGGATGTTGCTAGAGGGGATTCTGCCGACTACTCTGCTTTTCATATATTCAACATAGAGGATGCTATACAAGTAGGGGAATACAAAGGAAAAATATCTCCAAAAGATTTTGGGAACGTGCTTGTAGGAATAAGTTCTGAATATAATGATGCACTTCTAGTTTGTGAAAATGCAAATATAGGGTGGGCTACTATCGAACAGATAATGGAGAGAGAATATAGAAACTTATACTATAGTCCAAAGAGTCAAATGGACACAGTTGAATCTTATATGACAAAGTATGAAAGAGACCAACTAGTACCCGGCTTCACAATGTCTATGAAAACAAGACCTCTTGTTCTAGCAAAAATGATGGAATATGTGCGAGAAAAATCAGTAATCATTCAATCAAAACGAACAATGGGAGAGATGAGAGTTTTTGTTTGGAAAAATGGAAGAGCTCAAGCACAGACAAACTATAATGATGATCTAATAATGTCTTGTGCTACTGCACTATACGTGAGAGATACAGCTTTAAGGTTAAGACAGCAAGGAATGGACCTCGCTAGAGCCCAACTCTCATCCTTCACTAATTTAAATGCAAAAAACAATGCAATCTTTTCAGTTGATAACTCGCAAAGTAGTCCGTATATTGTAAAGACACCATATGGACACGAAGATGTGTCGTGGATACTTAAATAAACGATATTTATTAATAAACCATATTAATGGCAGATACTTCACTATTTAAAAGGTTAGGGAGATTATTCTCTTCTGACGTAGTAATAAGAAACGTAGGCGGTGACCAATTAAGGGTAGCTGATGTAAATCAAATACAATCCACAGGACGCTATCAAACAAACTCTTTAATAGATAGATTTTCTAGATTATATATTTACAATAATAAAAATGTATTTAATCCAAATCTCAACTATCAAACACTCCGTATACAGCTCTACTCTGATTACGAAGCTATGGACACCGATCCCCTACTTGCATCTACTTTAGATATCTTAGCGGATGAAGCAACTTTAAAGAACGATCAAAACGAAGTTCTATCAATAAAGTCCTCAGATGAAAACATGCAAAGAGTGCTTTACAATTTATTCTACGATATTTTAAATATAGAATTCAACCTATGGTCCTGGACAAGGAATATGTGCAAATACGGTGACTTTTTCTTAAAATTAGAAATAGCTGAAGAATTTGGAGTATATAATGTACTTCCGTACACTGTGTACCATATGACAAGACATGAGGGGATGGATCCAACAGAACCTGCTAAGGTAACTTTTCAACTAGATCCTGACGGATTAGCATCTTCACAAGATCCGAACTACATTCCTAGAGATAATAGAAAAGTTATAGAATTTGACAACTACGAAATAGCACACTTTAGACTAATATCAGATACAAACTACCTACCTTATGGACGCTCTTATATCGAACCTGCAAGAAAGGTATGGAAACAGTTAACCTTAATGGAAGATGCGATGTTAATCCACCGCGTTATGAGAGCTCCAGATAAGAGAACCTTCTATATAAACGTAGGACAAATTCCACCAAATGAAGTTGAGCAGTTTATGCAGAAGACTATCAACACTATGAAGAAAACACCGCATATTGACCCTCAAACAGGAGAGTACAACCTACGCTTCAATATGATGAATATGATGGAAGATTTTTATATTCCAGTAAGAGGAGGTGATACGCAAACTAAGATAGAAAGCACCCCCGGACTACAGTATGACGGGATTAGTGATGTAGAGTACTTAAGAGACAAGATGTTTGCTGCACTTAAGGTACCTAAAGCATATTTCGGATACGAAGGTGATCTTTCAGGTAAAGCAACTTTAGCAGCTGAAGACATTAGGTTTGCAAGAACCGTAGAGAGATTGCAGAAAATCCTGGAATCTGAGCTAACTAAGATAGCTTTAGTTCATTTATATGCTCAAGGATTTAAAGGAGAATCGTTAACTAACTTTGAAATTAAGCTTACAAATCCTTCAATCATATTTGAACAAGAGAAAGTAGCATTAATGAAAGAGAAAGTTGATTTAGCAGCACAAATGTTAAATACTAAATTATTTCCTACTGATTATATATATGATAATATTTTCAACTTATCAGAAGACAGGTACATGGAAATGAGAAACCTAGTAACTGAAGACTACAAGCGAACATTTAGACTGGGTCAGATTGAAAACGAAGGAAACGATCCTGCTAAATCCGGTAAGTCATACGGTACACCTCATGATCTAGCTACTCTATACGGTAGAAGAGCAGGAAAAGGAGATAAGGGTACATATTTCGGGGATGTTCCTGCAGGCTATGAAGATCATCCTACACCGCCTCGAATAGGAGAGATCGGACCTGAAGGAGGAAGACCTAAAACTCATGCATCACATTACGGAACAAATGACGGACTGGGAGGTAGGGATCCACTAGGGAAACAAGGAATGAAAGGAGGATATCCTTCTGACAATGAAAATGTAAATGAAATACAGAAAGAGAGAGAGGTAAATAATACGATGGCACAGACAGTGTTTTTACAAAACCAAAAGATGTTCAGAGATACTAAGCAGATAATCTTCGAAAAACAGGAAGAAGACACTAGTAATTTACTAAATGAATCCCAGATTACAGATTTAGATAATTAAACACTATTTATACAAGTAAGGTGTATTACCTATACCCCAAAACACTATAGAAATGCAAATCAAACACAGCAAGTATAAAAATACAGGTTTAATATTTGAACTGTTAGTTAAGCAAATAGCTGCTGACATCTTAAATAAAAAAGATTCTCCTGCAGTTAAAATTTTGAGAAATTTTTACACAGGGAAGACTGCATTAGTAAGAGAGTTTAAATTATATGAATTTATTCTTAAAAGCAAATCAGTCTCACAATCTAGAGCAGAAGCAACTGTATCTACTATCATAGAAGTAGCACGAACTGTTAATAAAGACCTGCTCAAAGTTCAAAAGTATAAGTTAATTAAAGAAATTAAAGAAAATTATAATATCGAAGAATTCTTTTCTATTTCTGTAAAAGACTACAAACCTCTAGCAGCTCTATACTGCTTGCTAGAAGCTCATAAAGAAGACCATATAGTAGCTCCTTCATTCTTAATCGATAATAAAACAACTCTACTAGAACATCTCACAAAATCTCAACAAGATAAGGAAAATGTTAGAGAAACGTTAATAGAGGAATACTCAAAATACGACAAAGACCTACAGCTATTAATTTTTAAAATACTTTTAGAGAAGTTCAACTCAAAATATACTTCTCTTCTACCAGAGCAGAAAAATATACTACGGGAATTTATTACATCTGTAGATTCTTCTGCCAGGCTACGTAACATAGTGAACGAAGAGTTTGAAAAATTAAGACAATTAGTGCTTGCACACAAGGCAAAAGTCACTGACGATATATTAAATATTAAATTACAAGAGGTACTTAAAGGAATAGAACCAGTAGCTAAAACAAAAAAAGTAACTGATAACCACCTTGTAAGTATAATGCAATACTACGAATTAGTTGAAGAATTAAGAAGACTATGAAGATAAGTCAATTAAGAGAAATAATTAAGGAGGTAATGCAAGAGCTTTATGAAATAAGCGCAACCGGAACAGGAGCTAGCTTTACGCCCGGAACAGGAGCCCAATACGCAACACCTAACGCTTTCAGTAAAAATAAAGGAAAAAATGCTGCTACAAAATACGGAGAAAAATTAGGGTATAAAGTAGTAAAGCAAAAAAAAAGGCCATACAATACTAAAATGTTTGATTACTTAGATGAGAACACTACAAGAAAAATATAACGCAATTTTAGAAAACAAATTTTCTAAATCCCAGTTTGTTAGAGATGCTAGATTAGAGCTACCTAACCTAATAAGTAACTTCAATGGATTTGAGGATACTGTAACTATTCTTAAGAATAGATCAATGATTCATGAGACTAAGAAAAAAGAGACTATGAAATCTGAAGATTCATTTCCTGAAGAAGCAGTATCGAGAGGTGTCGATTACGAATTACAAGTACAAGGTATTAACATACCGTTAGAGATGCCCAACGATGAGGAATTAGAAAAAGCCAAAACTAAAGTAGTTAAGAACTTATCTAAAGATCTCAACTTTTACTTAAACCTACTTTCAGGAGAATCAAAAAATGTTGATAAGCATGATAAGTATGTTGAAGCTAAAAAAGGAAAAGAAATAGATACTTTTAACGGAATGAAAAAAGCTGAATTAAGGGAAACACTCCATAAGTTGGTTAAAAAAGCTTTACAAGAAGGTAGAAGAGCTAAAATAAAAGGTGGTAAAGTAGTAACAGAAAATGATTACGAAACAGGAGGGTATGTAGAATCTATGGGACCCGAACTTGATAAGGTAGTAAAACACCTCCAAGCAGTTTGGAATGAATGGAAAAACGGACCTATGACTGAACCAGAAATGGTTACTTTTGCAAAAGCAGATCTAGTTAACTACTTAAAAAATCAACTAAAAGAAATAGATGAGAGTTTCTTAGACGAAGCGGGATTAGAAGAAAAGAAAGGTAGAGACTTAGATAAAGACGGAGATATAGACTCTAACGATTACCTAGCTGCTAGGGATAATGCAATTAAAAACTCTTTAAAAGAGAGCTTTAAAAAATTAATCAGAGGAATTTTAACAGAAGAAAAAAGAGTCTTACTAGAAGCTAAAGCAGAAAACTTAGAATCGTTTATTAACTACGAAAACGTAGATAACGAAGACTTAGCTGCACGTATTAGAAAAGGAGCTACAGAATTAGCAGAACATATTGCTAAAATAGAAAAAGCTCATTTAGATGCTAGACAAGGAATAGAAGCAATTTATGCAAATATTGGCTCCTTTATGGCTCCAGCCGTTTCAGTAGCATTTAAAAAAGACTTACAACCAGTATTAAGTAAATATATGACAATAGAACTTCCCAAGTCTAAGAGAATATCTCCTGAAGAATTGGAAAAATTAGGTATTGATCCTACACAAGCTGGTAATTCTATGTATAAGGTTAATGAGAATAAAGGTAAGAAATCAAAATATACTAAAAGAAAAAATTAAGATGAACAACCTATTAGTAGAAATAACACCATTTAAATCAATACTCAGGGAGTCTAAAGAAAGGCCGGGGGTATACGAAGTAGAAGGAGTTTTACAAAGAGCAGGAGCTAAAAACCAAAACGGACGAGTATACGACAAGACCTTGCTTGAAAGAGAGTGTAAGAAGTATATGAATGAGTTCGTAAAAAATGGAAATGCTTTTGGAGAATTAGATCATCCGGAATCAGCTGTAGTATCTTTAAAAAATGCTTCCCACGTAGTAAAAGACCTGTGGTGGGATGGTGATGAGCTAAAAGGAAGAATTGAACTACTCAATACACCTGTAGGAAATATTGTCAAAGAAATTATAAAAGCAGGACATACTATAGGAATCTCTTCTAGGGGTACAGGATCAGTACAACAAACAAACGAAGGAACATTAGAGGTACAGCAAGACTTTGAATTAGTCTGCTGGGATTTCGTCTCCAATCCTTCCACACAGGGAGCTTTCATGAACCCAGTATCCTTAAACGAAGGAAAACTCCCTGAAAATAAGTACACAAAAATCAATTCAATAATCAACGAAATATTAAGAGCATAGAAATGGAAAACAATTTTGACCTTAGAAAATTTTTAGTAGAAAATAAGTTGACTTCTACTTCAAGAACAATAAACGAACAAACTATTCCAAACGATATAGTTTGGACAGATGAAGACGAACAAACCGCTAGCCAGGGTACATTTAACCAAATGGACCAATCTTCAGATGATCTTGAAGGGTATGATGTTGAGCTATTAGGATATAGTCCAAGTACAGGAAAAGCATATAAGGGATATGCTGGAGGTTCCTACGGAGAAACAGATTACGATGATATAGACGGAGTCGAAGAAATGAATCCACGTGAGACGGAGCACTATATTGCTGCTTTAAAAAAACATGAACCAGAACATTTCAACAAGATGACTCAAGGAGTTGATATATCAAAAAATAACTTATCGGAAGAAGACAAGGTAAGCTCTAGAGTAGATAAAGGAAGTATAAGCATAGCAAACATAGATACATCAGATTACCCAGACTTTTCTGATGCCTATATAGAGTATGCCGAATTTGAAGACGGTACCCCATTAACAGATGAAGAGATAGATCAGCTCAATGACGAGATGAGTGATGAAATACACCAATTAGCTTACGAATCATTATACGAAGGACTAACTAAGAGAGAAAGAGTAGTAAAAGAGGCAGTTCTCAAAGCTTTAAAGTAGAATAAAGCTATTAAGATAAAATCATAGTAATATTTCCTCGGACGCTACCGCAGGATTGATGTACCTGTAAGCATAACATAAGAACTGCTTACGGGTCTTTTTTTTGCAGAAAACTAAGGACTTCTTGTTTTTATTTAAACAGCATATTTATTATTACAAATATACGGTCAACTATACCGCATTATAAAAAAAAACTTTCCTATTACGATTCAAATAATCGTACACACACAAAAATTTTTATTAAAAATGGCAAACAAAGATTTATTTAAGCAAGCTATTGCTGAAGCCAAATCTGTTCGTGAAGCCGCTATTGCAAACGCTAAACAAGCTTTGGAAGAGACTTTAACTCCTCATCTAAAAGATATGTTAGCTGCTAAACTTCAAGAGATGGAAGATGCATCAGAAGAAGGAGTAGTTAAAACAGAAGCACAAGGCAATATCGATGCTGACGAAAAGAACTCATTCGATCAACTAGAGGAAGAATACACTTTCGAAGAAGAGGATGAAGAAGCTGAGAATGATTCAGAAGAATCTGAAGACGAAGCTGAGGAAGAAGCAGAAGAAATTGAGGTAAAAGACATGGAAGTCGAAGACCTTAAAAACTTAATCCGCGATATCATCGCTCAAGAAGTTGGAAATGACGAAGCTGGGGAAGAAATGCCCGGCGAAGAAATGCCAGCAGACGACATGGTAGGAATGGATAGTGAAGAAGAGATCGATTTAGATGAAATTCTAAGAGAACTTGGAGAAATGTCTCATGAAGTAGATGAGTATGGATCTACTAAAATGAGTGAACCATCTGATTCTGCAGCAGCAGGGTTAGATAACATTATTAGCGGGCTACGAGCATTAACTAAAAAAGGAGGTCCTATAGCTAAGCAAGCATTTGCTGCTTTGCAAAGTTTAGGAGCTGGTGCTGGTGCTGCAATGCGTAATGAAGAAGAAATCTATGAACTAAACGAAGCACTAAGAACAATTAAAGCTCTTAGCAAACAACTTCAGGAAACTAATTTGCTAAATGCTAAATTACTTTACTTAAATAAAGTATTTAAAGCAAACAACTTAACAGAATCTCAAAAAGTAAATATTATAACTGCATTCGACAAAGCAGAGACTGTTAAAGAAGCAAAACTAGTCTACAAAACAATTTCAGAAAACGTGATAGCTAGAACAACTAGTAAATCAAAAGTTAATGAAGCAAAATTAGGTATGGCATCAAAAGCTACTGGAATTACTGCTAGAAGACCAGAAATAATTACAGAAGCTAATGAAACTGTACTAAGAATGCAAAAGTTAGCAGGAATTATAAAATAAAAAACTAAAAAAACCACACTATTAATTATGGAATTAAATCAATTATTGGAAGGTGCAAATAACTACAAGTCTCTACAAGCTGATTCAGCTAGACTTGCTGGGAAGTGGACTAAAACAGGCTTATTAGAGGGACTCTCTAATGAGAATGAAAGAAACAACATGGCTATGATTCTTGAGAATCAAGCAAAACAGATTGTATCAGAACAATCAAGTACTAACGTAGGAGGAGGTAGTTTTTCCGCTGGTCAAGGTGAGCAGTGGGCAGGAGTAGCTCTACCACTAGTGCGTAAGGTATTCGCTCAAATTGCTGCTAAAGATTTCGTATCTGTACAGCCAATGAATCTACCTTCAGGACTAGTATTCTATTTAGATTTTAAATATGGTACTGGAGGACGTACCAAAGATCTTAACAGTAATTTATACGGTAACGTATCTACTGCTAATGATAAGATGACTGTTGATGAAGAAGTTTCTGGCGGCCTTTACGGTGCAGGAGCTTTCGGATACTCAATCAACTCAGGATCACTCGCAGTACAACAAGTAACAGCAGCTGCAACCTCAGCCTCTATCGCATACAACGATGATTTACTATTATCAGGATTCAAAACAGTAGCAGTAAATATGGCATCTGTCTCTTCTTTCGATCACGAAGCAGTTAGAGCTTTCCGTCTTTACTCATCATCTGTAGATGTAACTTCAAACCCAGAGCTTACTACAGTATCAGGAGATACAGTTACTTTCGTAGTAACAGGAAGTGCTTTGACAGTAGTTGCCTCTATAACAGGATCTGTATTATACCACAACCAGCCAACTGATAACACAAGAGGTGACTTCGAAGATAATCCAGGTGGTTCAATCGTGATACCAGAAATTAATGTACAGCTTGCTTCTGAATCAATTGTTGCTAAAACAAGAAAATTAAAAGCACAATGGACCCCAGAATTTGCTCAGGATCTTAACGCTTATCATTCTATTGATGCAGAAGCTGAATTAACATCTATCTTATCTGAATATATCTCTATGGAGATTGACTTAGAGATCTTAGATATGTTAATACAAGATGCTGTAACAACTGAAAGATGGTCAGCCCTTAATAATAAATTATGGAATGGGACTACATGGTCAACAGCTAGTTCAGATTTCTATAATACCCAAGGACAATGGTTCCAAACTTTAGGAACTAAAATCCAAAAAGTATCTAACAAAATCCACCAAAAAACTTTACGTGGCGGAGCTAACTTCTTAGTATGTTCTCCAACTGTAGCTACAATCCTAGAATCAATTCCTGGATATGCTGCAAACACTGACGGTGACAAAATGGATTTTGCATTTGGTGTACAAAAAGTAGGTGCATTAAACGGACGTTACAAAGTATACAAAAACCCTTACATGACTGAAAACACAATCCTTATGGGTTACAGAGGTTCTCAATTCTTGGAAACAGGTGCTGTGTATGCTCCTTACGTGCCATTAATGATGACACCACTAGTATACGATCCAGATACTTTTACTCCCCGCAAAGGAATTATGACCAGATATGCGAAGAAAATGCTTAGACCAGAATTTTACGGTCGTATTTTCGTATCAGATCTAGAAACAGTATAGTATTTAAACTGTATACATTAAAATTAGAGAGCTTCGGCTCTCTTTTTTTATGAACATACTTTTATTTTCTGATATGTATAGGTATAAACTCAACGTTCATAATATATGGCTTCAAACCACCATACTGATGATGTATTCGTCCAAAAAAGAAAACCGAAAAACCCAATTAAATTTAATCTCCAACTTAACGAAGAGCAGAAAACTGCAAAAGCTTTAATACTCGAATCTCCAATAACTGTTATAAAAGGAATGGCAGGATCAGGTAAGACTCTAGTTGCAACTCAAGTAGCCTTAGATATGTTATTTAATAAACAGGTGAAAAAGATCGTTATAACACGTCCAACTGTTGCTAAAGAAGATATAGGATTCTTACCAGGAGACTTACAAGCAAAAATGGACCCTTGGTTAGCACCAATCTACCACAATTTATACTTACTCTACACTGAAGAGAAGATTAAAAAAGAATTAGAGAACGGAACTATAGAAATTGTTCCATTTGCTTTTATGAGGGGGAGAACATTCCTAAACTCTTTTGTTATTGTAGATGAAGCGCAAAATGTAACGCATTCACAAATGGAAACTGTCATAGGGCGCCTAGGGAAGCACTCTAAAATGGTCATTTGCGGAGATATGGCTCAAATAGACTTAAAAGATAAAAGAGAAACAGGATTCTCTTTTCTTTCGAGAATAGAGGAGCAAGTAGACGGGTTTAGAACAATAGCCTTAGAACATAACCATAGACATGAGATAGTTGCTCCAATACTTAAAGTATACCAAACCTTCAGAGATTAATTGCTATTTATAAGAAAACTAATATAAATGGCTAATATAACTATCTGGGACGGTACAGCAAACTTTAGTGCCGGAATGACTCCATTTGGATTCTATGACAGTGATCCCGATTTTCAAATAGATGCTGTAAAAGCAGCAAAATTCTGTGGTACGAGATTAGGATTTCCACTCATGGATGTAGAACTACAATCAGGCTCCCTCTTTGCCTGCTTTGAAGAAGCTGTCTCAACATACGGAAACGAACTATTTCAATACAAAATACGAGAAAATTACTTATCTCTTGAAGGATCTTCGACAGGAAGTTTAGTAAACAAGAAAATACTCAATCCAACTTTAGATAGGATTATAAACATAAGTAAAAACTACGGAACAGAGACCGAAGTAGGGGGATATGTGAACAGAAATACAGGATCTATTGAACTTATTTTAAATCAACAAAATTATGACCTAGATGCATGGGCAATAGATCAGGGGATAGAAGGAGGAATAGAAATTAGAAGAGTCTTCTACGAAGCACCACCAGCAATCCTAAGGTACTTTGATCCTTACGCAGGTACAGGAACAGGACTACAGTCCCTAATGGATGCTTTTGATTTTGGATCATATAGCCCAGGAGTAAACTTTCTACTAATGCCAGCTTCTTTTGATATACTGAAAATACAGGCAATAGAATTTAACGACCAAATACGAAGGTCTGCATATTCCTTTGAGGTAGTTAATAACAAATTGAAGATATTCCCTGTACCGAAAGCAAATGGCAGTCTTAAGTTTGAATTTTATAAAATAACAGACAAAAAAGCAGCAAGTTTTTTAGAAGGCGGAGATCTAATTACAAATATAGGGGAAGTACCTTATGATAATCCAAGGTACGAGACTGTAAACAGTGTCGGAAGACAGTGGATATTCAGATACACGCTAGCTTTAGCTAAAGAGTTATTAGCATACATACGAGGAAAGTATACAACAGTACCAGTTCCTGGATCTGAAGCTACATTAAATCAAGCAGACTTACTAGCGGATGCAAGAACTGAAAAAGAAGCACTACTTTTAAACTTAAGAGAGATGTTAGACCAAACATCAAGAACATCTCAATTAGAGAGAAAAGCCAGCGAAAGTGACTATCTAACCAAGACATTAAATGGGGTACCAATGACGATATACATAGGATAATGAAACTTACAAATATAATATCAGAAATACAATTCTCAATTTACCAAGCAATGGTAAGAGTAGGACATTCAGAAGGGATAACAGTACAAGATGTAGGGGAAATGCTTAGAGCAATGCCAGGGGTGTTAACAATTAACCAGGTATCACATAATGGAGATAATAATACAGCAATAATAAAAGTAAAATTACTAACAACCAAGACACCTAGTGAAGCGTTTGCATCATTTAAAGCTACTTCTATTCAAAGAATACCTGAAGTAAAGAAAATAGAAGTTGCAGAAAAGACAATAGAAAAGAAAAAATAAAATATGCTGTTTGGATCTAATAGAGACTTTAACCTCCTAGTAAATATAAGCCGGGAGTTACTAAAAGATATAATAGAACAAGAGATTGGCTATTATAAACTGTCTTTAGACGATACTCAAGCAAATATATACGGGGAATCGCTAGAGAAAGTATACCTAAACCCTGTTAAACTTAATTGTTTAATAACTAGGGGAGATCAAATAATAGATATAAGTGAATTTGGTCCGGATTTAGGTAGAGAAGCATCATTTGCTTTCATAAGAGAAGATTTAGTAGATGCAAACACCGTACCAGAAGTAGGGGACATAGTACTATGGCAAGAAGATTACTACGAGGTAGATACAGTAAGAGAGAACCAGTTATTCCTAGGTAGAGACAAGAGCTACAACCTGACTGAATACGGTAGTAACTTTGGATCATCAATATCTATAATAGTAGATTGCCATCTAACAAGAGCAGACAGGATAGGCGTAACACAAGTACGATAATATGGCAAATAGTAGTAAAATAGTACCTAAAAAACAGTCGGAATTATCACAAGACTCCATAGATACGTATAATAATGCTGCAAAACAGCCAACACCCGATGATCTTAAGAAGAATCGTGCATATAACCGCTCTGTCAAAGGAGATACTGTTAAGCAATTTAGTATCGGATTAAAAGATATAGACGAAACCATTGTATACTACTTTAATAACGTAATAAAACCATCAGTATCTCAGAACGGTAAGAGAATAGCTGTACCTATACTGTACGGATCACCAGAAAGGTGGGCATCAGTACAAAAAGACGGGTTTTACCGAGATAAAAACGGTAAAATACAGACTCCCCTTATTATGTTTAAAAGAGAGTCTATTGAAAAGAATAGAACGTTAGGAAACAAGCTAGACGCTAATAACCCTAATAATTTTGCAATATTTCAAAAGAAGTACTCTAGAAAAAACATATATGATAACTTTGCAGCACTTACAAATAGGATTCCTGTAACAGAGCTATACGGAGTCATTATACCTGACTATGTAAACATAACATATTCATGTATTATCTTTACAGAGTATGTAGAACAGATGAATAAAATTGTAGAATCTATTAATTTCGCCTCAGATGCATACTGGGGTGATCCAGAGAGGTTTAGTTTCCGAGCAATGATTGATACCTACACTACCTCAACAGAACTAAACCAAGGACAGGATAGAACAGTTAAGACCTCTTTTAATATCACTATGATGGGACATATAGTACCAGATGCAATTAATACATCGATAGCTAATATGAATAAATTTTATTCTAAATCAGCAATTACCTTTGGATTAGAATTAGCTGGAACAACTGAGATACTTAATGCAAAAGCAGCTACACAGGCTTCTGCAAACCCAAAAGGTAGATTCTTTGATGCAATAGCAGGAAAGACAGAGATAACAAACGTAACAAGCAATATGTCTGAAGAAGAGAGAGATTATATCAGTCTAACAGCACTTCTAGACAGCAACACAATAACTAATACGATAAATACAGAAGATAACAGTATTACATTCACTAATATCGCAATAGCAGTACCACCAACAGGATTCCCAGCACTAGGAGTTAATGACTTTAAAGTGTTTATTAATGGATTAATGACAGAACCATCAGCCATAGTATCTATATCTCAAGTAGGATCGAATGTTGTAATAGTATTTAATGCAGAACTAGGATATAGTATAACAGAACAGATGGAAATAGTAGCAGCAGGTAAATTTATAGTATAATGGCACAAGTATTTTGGGAGCAAATAGTAGATACATTACCAGAGTTAGGAGAGCACCTAACAGGTTCTCTTAATTTATCCGGCTCGTTTAATATCTCGGGAGGCTTAACTTTAGATAATATAGATATACTCACTATAATAGAAGAACACTCGGGAATATTTAAAGAAACAGGGTCATATTGGACGACTACAAATGATTTACAAATTACAGGGTCATTATTTATAGAATTAGATGGAATTGAAGATGAATTTACAATAAGTATAGGAGGTTCTGAAAAACTAAAAGTAAATACACAGGGGATACTACAGATAGTATCACAGTCGGGAGAGCCAACACCAATAACAGGAGGACTATACCTTAGTAATGATGATAATTTCTATCTCGGTTTTAATAATTAAACCTATTTATAAAAAATAAAGAAATAGATAAAGTAAAGAAACATGGCAACTTGGAAAAAAATAATAGTATCCGGATCTAACGTATCCGAGTTAGTAAACGACGCAGGATATCTAACCTCAGCAACATCACTCAACGCATTCGTAACTGCTTCATTTAACGGAGTAAATATTATAGCAAACGATAGTCAAGGTGTATTAAACTTTGCTTCATCATCTGCACAAGGATTAACAATATCAGCAGATGCAGGTACCGATACACTTACTTTCGGTTTATCCGCAGTTCCTAATGCTAGTTTAGCTAATTCTGCAATAACGATAGCAGGAACATCAACATCTCTTGGAGGTTCAATTTCAGCTGCAACTATCTTATTAGGAACATTAGTAGTTTCCGGATCATCATTAGATTCACCGAATCAGGGGGAAGCAAGGCTTACAACAAACGGCGTAGCAGCAGCATCGGTAGATTTAGGACTGCAAACAACTGATACTCCTACTTTTAGTGGACTTATTATTACAAATGATACAACAATTGGTGGAGACCTAACAGTAAATGGGACAACAACATCCATTAACACAACAAACCTTGACATAGAAGATCAATTCGTATTACTAAGTTCTGGATCAGCAGCAACCCAAGATTCGGGAATTGTATTTGGTGGTTCAACAGGTGTAGCTCAATCAGGATCAGCAATGATTTGGGATGCAAGCTATAACTCGAACGATGGACGTCTTGCGATAGTTGGATCTATGGCTTCCACCGCTATTGGAAACCAAGTTCCATCTTACCATATCGCTGGTGTATTTGAAGGAACAGAAGTAAATGCAGCAACAGCAAAAGCAGATCACGTAGGAAACATTAGAGTAGAGAGTGGAGATATCTTTATCTACGTATAAGAATATAAATTAATCAGTTATAAAAAAATATGGGATTAATAGATAAAATTAAACCTAAGAAAGTAGAAGAAGAAGGGTTGACGAAAAAAGAGTGTGAATTTATCTTAGTTAAACTAAGATCAGCAACATACAAAGGAGAAGAATTCGAAACATTCTACACAGTATTCAAAAAAGTATCAAACCATATAAGAACACTCGAATAAGCAAAAGGTCCACTAGGGCCTTTTCTTTTTTAGGCAATTCCCGTATGGACTATAAAGTATATTTGGATTATACAGAATAAATTCATATATTGGTTGTAAAAATAAAGTAAAATGGGTAGCAAAAAGCCTAATATCTTTGCTCACGGTAGCTATATAGGAACAACAGGGTACAATAACCATACTCGTAACTTTTTCAGAGCACTATCAAAATACCTTCCAATAAAAGTACGTAATTTTACTATAGGATCGAAATGGAATGGGTATACCGATACTCCCCACGATAATGAACACTATATAGATACCCTAGATAAAACTCTCCTATATGAACAAACACTATGGGATGATAAAAATCAAATACACCACTTCCCCATCTATACGGATTTCGAAAATAGTATTGATCACGATATCAATATTGTATTGAATGAAACCGACCACCACTACTTCTACCAAGAGTATACAGGAGTTAAGGTAGCTTACAATGTATGGGAGACCACCCGTCAACCAAAGCAGTTTTTTGAGAAACTAAAGGAATATAATCAAATATGGGTTGCTTCGAATTGGCAGAGAGAATGTACTATCGAACAAGGCATTAATCCTAGTAAAGTAAAGGTAATCCCTGAAGCAGTAGATAGCTCGATATTTAAACCAGATAGTACTTCTACTCTACCGGAATATGAAGATAGTAGATTTAAGTTTATCTTATTCGGAAGATGGGATTACAGAAAAGCAACTAAAGAAATAATAGAATCATTTTTACAGGAATTTAGCAAGGAGGAACCAGTTGATTTAATTGTATCAGTCGATAATAGTTTTGCCAAAGATGGATTCACTTCTACAGAAGAGAGATTAGAAAACTATAATCTGAAAGATTCGAGAGTAAAAGTAAAACACTTTCCTACTAGTGAAGAATATATTAAGTACCTACAAAAAGGTCATGTATTTTTATCTTGTGCTAGATCTGAAGGATGGAATTTGCCGCTCATAGAAGCTATGGCATGCGGCACTCCTTCGATTTATTCGAACTGCAGTGGACAACTTGAATTTGCCCAAGGGAAAGGACACCCAGTTAAAATTAAAGAAGTTGTACCAGCACAGTTTGGAGAATACAATTCATTCCACCGACACCTTATGGAAGGAGAATTTTATGAACCCGACTTTGAAGACTTAAAGAAGGTCATGAGGGAAGTCTATACAAATTACAGCACGTATAGAGAAAAAGCGTTACAAGAATCTGAATTAATTAGAGAACAATTTACATGGGATAATGCAGCACAGCTTGCTAATAAAGAACTAACTAAACTATATAGAGAATTGCCCAACAATACTATAGAAGTCTCCTTCGAGTACGGACCTAAGGTAGAGATAACAGGAGAACGAAACAGAGAGTACTTTGTAGAGTTTATAAATTCAACAAATAATGAAATAGTACATTCCTCTACCATAAAAAATGGAATGTGGACAAAATGTAAGAAAGAATTTTATATTCCATGGACTATAAAGGTAGATGGAGAGGTAATACATCAATTCGCTCTTGAAAATAGGAAAGTAAAAGTATCCTTTGATTCTAAATCAGTGGGGGATACTATTGCCTGGATGCCTCAGGTTGCAGAATTCAAAAAGAAAAATAATTGCGATATTGTAGTTTCTACTTTCCATAACGAATGGTTTGAAGGACTAGAAGCATATAAGGATATAACGTTTATAGAACCTAATACCCCTTGCCCTGCTTATGCACACTACAGGGTAGGTTGGTTTAAGACAGATAATAAATGGGATACTGGAAGTAAAAATCCTAATCAGGCAAATACAGTTCCATTAATCCAAACAGCAACTGACATACTAGGACTCCCTTATAGGGAAGTGAACTACGGTATCAATTTTACCCCTAAAGAACGGCCTATTAAACAAAAGTACATATGTATCGGTCCCAGATCTACAGCCGGGTTAAAAGAGTGGACACATGAATCATGGAGAGCTCTTGCAAAAAAGTTACATAAGGACGGGTATAAAGTAGTTAACTTATCATATGAGGGATTTCAAGGACCTTGTATTATTAATAAAGAGAAATTAAACTGGGAAGAAACGTGGAACTATTTGCATCATGCAGAACTGTTCATTGGACTAGGCTCTGGACTATCCTGGATGAATTGGGCGTTAGGAAAACACACCTTAATGATTAACAATTTCATTCCGTTTGGATATGAATTTGCTACTAATTTGACCAAGGTAGAAAATAAATCAGTATGTAATAACTGCTGGGTAGATAAGAAGTATGTATTTGATGCAGGAGACTGGAACTGGTGTCCAAGACATCGGGGAACTGATCTGCAGCATATATGTCAAAAATCAATCACAGTAGAGCAGGTCTATAATAATACACTTAGTATATTAAATAAAATAGAGTCGAACAGCTTCACCTGGATTACAGGAGGAGATGAGGAGTATTTAAAAATGATAGAGGTTCTAGCAATAAGTCTTTTAAAATACTCGAAACACAAGTTAATTGTATATGGGTTCAATTGTGATTCTACTATTGATCTTCCTAATGTTATCAATAGGAGAATAGACTACAGAAAAAAGCCTACTCCAATACAACAAGGAGAACCGGATTTATTTAATAAGGACTTTTCTATCTATTTTGCTAAGTATATTGCGAGTATACAATCACTAAAGGAAGGTTATAGTACCTATGCATGGCTAGACGGGGATGCCTTTGTAACTCAACACATAGACAAATCTCTTAAACATATAACTCTCCTGCAAGATTATCCTCTCTTTATGAGATACTATCATAAGGATATAAATCAGTGGAAAAAACACGGCAACTTAAAGTTAACTGGTGCGTATGGAGTAGAGCTGGCAGATATAAAAAAAATAGAACGTAATCCTAATGAAAGGATAATTGCTACAGGCTTCTATTTTTATGATAAAAGGAGTAAGCCGTTTTTTGAACAATGTTTAGAGTGGAATAAAGAATTAAACAACTACAGCATAAAGATATATGTAGATGATAATGCATTTTCTGAAGAAAGAGTTGCAAACAGTATCTTATGGTTAGAAAATAAGACTGCCTACTTACCGGTTACTTGGAATAATTTTTATAGTAGTAAAGAAGAGAGGAACGTATCTGATTACTTTTTAAAACAAGGATTTGATGTTATGTACGATGAGTATGAACTAGAACCCTACTTTATTCACGGACCAGATCCTTCCATAAAGAAAAAAGACGCTAATACACTACAAAAAGCATTTGAGAACTATCAAATAAGCAAACTAATGATAATTGCACACCCAGATGATGAAATGATATTTGGAGGAGGAGAATTAATCAAACATGGACCAGAATACAAGGTAATATGCCTAACTAATAAGTCGAATAAGATAAGGAGTAAGGAGTTTAAAAAAGTAATGAAAGAACTTAAAGTAGGTGCTTGGGAGATATACGATTATGAGGATAGTATATATTCAACTGAAGAAGTCTACAATATTGAATGTACTCTGCTAAGCAGAAACTGGGAAAAAATAGTTACTCATAACCCTATAGGGGAATACGGACATCCACAACATAGATCGGTATTTAACTTTATTAAACAGTATATTAATAAAGGTATCTTAGACGATATACTGCATGTATTCGGTAAATCGGAAAAAAAATTAACAAAAGATATCTTGGATAAGAAAAAAGAAATTCTTAAATTATATAGATCGGAGAAAAAAATTATAGACCAGCTTCTTAATAATAACGGAGACTGGTTTAAAAGTAACAACACTAATACAAATTATATAGAATACGAAGATATCCAAAGATATCAAGAATCAAAAGATATTACTCCATTTATAGCCTGTTATGAGAAATAACTTAATTATACTACTGTGTCACTGCAATACTCCTGAAAAAGAAGAGATTCTTAAAGAAAATATACTTATTCTCAAGCAAAGTAATCACGATATACTTGTTGTATCTCATATCCCGGTTAATGTAGAAATTCAAAACCTAATAGACTATTTTATATACGATAAGAGTAATCCTATAATTACATTCCCGATTCGAGGAATGGTACACTGGAAGTATATAGAAGTAGCAGGGCAAAGCATTAAACTCCAAAATATCGCACCTGACTATGGATGGACAGTTATAAATCAAATTATAAATGCTTCAAAATTAACTCTACCTCTAGATTACACTCACTATTCGTTTATTAACTACGATATAGAGTTTACTAAAGAAATCTTACACGAGTTAAGAGAGCCAGCAGATTTGGTATGTAGTAAAGTACAGGATAACGAACACCCTCAAGGATATAGGTTTCCTAGTCTTATGATTAATATACTTTCTAAACATTCTCTACAGAGACTTATACCAAACTTACTAAAAGATGAATATACATGCGATACACATATGTCCGTCAAGAATGGAAAGTATAGAGATGTAGAACAGTATTGGGAGCATATGGTTTCAATTTTTGATTATCTTATTATAGAAAAGCCTATCAAGGATAAAGCTAATTTTGAATATCCAAAACTTTTCAATAAAAGTGAACATCCAGAATTTAAAATATTTTTACAGAATAATAACACACATAGGAGAATAGATACAAACTCCTTTACGCCCAGAATTGTAATATATGATAACAAAGCACAGGGACTAACTTTAAATATAAATGATCAAGAAATCCTAATAGAAACAGATATAATACAAAATCTCCCAGAAATAACTTCTATAGGGTATACCTATAATAACAAGTATTTTGATTTAACCACAGCTTACACCACAGAAACTTTTACCACTATCAACTATGCATAACCACAAGAGAGATAACTGCGCAAGCTGTAACGGAACAGACTTCAGCCAAGTTTATAATTTTGGAGAAGTACCTCTTGCCGGTAGCTTCCCTACAACCCCAGGAAAAGTAGCAAAGTACCCTCTTACAGTAATAATGTGCGAAAACTGTAAACTAGTTCAAACTAATTACCTAATTAACCCAGAAGAGTTATTTAAAGACTACAGATATATTTCCTCTATCAGTATGCAAAAACATTTTAATCAGTATGCAAACTGGTTAGTAGAAAAAGAGAATATAGACTCCAGGGATATTATTTTAGAATTTGGATGTAATGACGGGCCTTTGCTTTATGCTCTTAAAGAAAAAGGAATTACAGCACTAGGGGTAGACCCAGCAACAAATATTATAAAGTTAGGTAGAGACAAAGATCTTCTTATCGTAGATGATTTTTTTAATAGTAATTTTATTAAAGAGAACTCACTGAATAACTGCTTTGACTATATACTTTCTAGTAATTCTTTTGCTCATATAGAAGATATTCAAGAGGTAATAGAAGGGATAAAGATAGGACTAAAACCAAGAGGGAAACTTATTATAGAAGTACAATACTTAGTTGACCTAATAGAGAAATTTCAGTTTGACTTTATGTATCACGAACACCTATACTACTATACCCTAACAAGCCTTCAAAACTTATTTAAAACACATGGATTAACTATCTTAAATTTTGAAAGAATCCCTATTCATTCTGGGTCGATAAGAGTAGTTATAGGAACAGGAAAAAGTAGTCAGAAAGTGTTGAACCAAATAAAAAAAGAGAAACCCTACCTAGATCTTTCTAATTTTAATAAAAGTATCTCAACAGCTCTAAAACAGTTATACGACTACCTACAAGAAAATAAACATTTAGAAATAGCAGGTTACGGAGCTTCAGGTAGAGCTAATGTAGTGACTAGCTTGCTAGATTTAGATCAAACACTAATAAAGTATATTATAGACGAATCACCAGAGAGGTTTAATAAATGGACAGCAAATGGTAAAATACCAATATTACCACCAAAACATCTCATAGAGGATAAACCAGAAGCTATCCTTATATTTGCTTGGAATTTTGCAGATATTATTATAGAGAAGACAAAACACCTAGGTATACCGTACATTATCCCGTTCCCTAAATTAGAGAAGTTGGATTTTAAAAAATAATTTCATACATTAGGATATACACTAAACATATTTATAAAATGGCAAACAAAAAGTTAAAAAAAGAAGAAATTGATAAAATTGTTAACATCGAATCTAGAATACAAGCAGTACAGGTTGAACTAGGGCAAGTTGAATTGGTAAAATTAGATTTAAAAAAACGTCGGGATAATGCGATAAACTATTTAGAAGATACTCGTAGAGCAGAAAGAGAGTTGGTTAGCTCCTTAGAGGAGGCTTATGGGAAAGGTTCTATTAATTTACAAAAAGGAGAATTCATACCTGAGATAACTAATACCAAAAAGTAACTTACAGGAAAGTATAAGACAGTCGAGAAGAAAGTTAAAGGAAAAGGAGAAGGTTTGCCCCTTCTCTTCCTATTTATACACAGTCACCTTCCTAAGAAACATAAAGGAAGGTTTACAAAATAATCAGATATTTATAAAAGACATTAAATAAAAACCTTATCAAGACATGGCAGAATCAATTATCTCTCCAGGTGTATTCACAAGAGAAAATGACATTTCATTTATCCAACCAGCTCCAGTAGTAGCAGGTGCAGCAATTATTGGACCGACAGTTAAAGGACCGGTAGAAACTCCAACATTGGTTACTTCATATAACGATTATGTTAGAAAATTTGGAGTTACATTTACATCAGCCTCTACAAGTTATGAATTCATGACTTCGCTAGCAGTAAAAAACTACTTTCAACAAGGAGGAGGCTCAGTACTAGTTACTAGGATTGTATCAGGTGCTTATGACCCAGCTACCTCTACACACGTATCTGCATCAGCAAATGAA